GAAATCAGTCAGCGGCAACCAATACCGGAGATCAGTCAGCGGCAACCAATACCGGAGATCAGTCAGCGGCAACCAATACCGGATATCGGTCAGCGGCAACCAATACCGGATATCAGTCAGCGGCAACCAATACCGGAGATTATTCAGCGGCAACCAATACCGGAGATCAGTCAGCGGCAACCAATACCGGATATCAGTCAGCGGCAATTGTCGAAGGAAAAGAAAGCATTGCGTTAGCTACAGGAATTGAATCAAAAGCTAAAGGAAAAATCGGATGTTTTATTGTTTTAGCTGAGTGGAAAGAAATTAATAATGAATATCATATTGTAGATGTTAAATCAGCAAAAGTAGATGGAGAAAACATTAAAGAAGATACTTTCTATATGTTGAAAGACGGAAAATTTGTAGAAGTAGATTAAGTTGCCCTGGAAGGTGCGGTAACACCAACCAGGACGGTATCTAACTAAGAACGAGTTAGTTAAATACAGGATTATTATAACACAACCTCCTGTATTTGACAAACAAAAATATAACAGGAGGACTTTTTATGCAAAAAAATGGCGAAAATCAGCCGCTTTCCAGTGAAATCATTGCTGATCTGGAAGAAAAGCTGATGGCAAGAAATGTAATTATCGTTATTCTGGCAACTGCACTTGCAGTAACCACATCCAGAAGAAAGTGAGGACAAAATGAAAGAGGTGGTAAAGACAATAGGAGAAATATTTGTAGGAATAGGGATGTTTACAGTAATCTTCTCAATCACATGGATGCTTACATCATTTGATGTTATCGGGGTGTTTTTCGTATCAACAGTCTTATTCTCAATGGTGTTTCTTCCTATTATATTAGGAACGGAGGAAAAGTAAATGCAAAGATTAAACAAAGTAAGATTATCCGGCAGAGCCGGGGAAATAGTATTCAGCCACGAACATTACGGAAGATACTATTACAAATTCATGCTGACAGTTATTCGCAAAAGTGGTGCAGTAGATATGTTCCCAATTGTTATAGAAGATTCCATTGTACGTGACAATGATTATAACGAAAAAGAAGTTGTGGTAACAGGAGCAATCAGAAGCATGGACACTTCTAAAAATCCAAACAAGCACCACAATGCAAATTATATTGCAGCTGACGAGGTGGAAATCCTGGCAGAACAGGTTCCGGATGGTGATATAAACGAAGTAGAGTTTATTGCCAGAAGTTGCACGAAAAAGCCATATGTAAAACTTACACCAGTAACGCACAAGAAAGTTTTAAATCTTTTCGTGGCAATTCCAAGAGATTTTTCAGAAAGATCCGACTTTACTCGCTGTACTTTATGGGGAAAAGGTGCTGATCTGGCGGTAGACGTTAAAAGGAATGATTACATTAAAGTAACTGGCAGGTTAATGAGCCGTGATGTTTATGTTAATGGAGAAGAAACGGAAAGTGTATATGAGATTTCCGTAAAAGAAATGGAGAAATTGGAGGATGAAGAATAATAAGAATGAAGTTCAGATATTTGGCGCAATAATGGACATTCAGCCAGGAACGTTTTTCAAGGACGGAGAAAAATTCGTAAGATTCTATATTGGTGCAAAGTGTACCAGTGGGAACGTAGATTTGCTTCCAGTAATTGTTAAAGAAAAGCAGACGGAAGGTTTAAAGATTGGAAAACACGCTTATGTTGAAGGGAGATACAGTTCTTCAAACAAACATGAAAGTGGAAAGTCACATTTGATTCTTGAAATCAAAGCGGAAACAATCTGGTGTGGAGAAGGTGATGGGAGCACAGAAGGTGAAAACAAAATCATTCTGGAAGGTTATCTTTGCAAACCGCCTGTGTACCGCAGAACACCAAGTGGAAAAGAAATCTGTGATTTGATGATTGCTTGCAACGAATATGACTTGCGAAGAACAGATTATATACCATGTATCGCATGGTGGAATGAAGCCAGAGAAGCTGCTGATTTCAAGGTTGGAGATTTCGTAAAAATAATCGGAAGAATCCAGAGCCGGATTTATCATAAAAAATTATCTGGTGATGAAGTGGAGCTTAGAACTGCATATGAGGTATCAATAGGGAGGATAATCGAGCATGAAAGTGGAAGTAAAAAAAATTTACTTGGAGAATTACAAGAAGTTTCCAAGTAAGTCTGTAGATTTGTTTCCGAGAACAGAGATTTCTGGCAGAAACAGAGAAGGAAAATCCACATTGCAGGACGCATATTTGGACGTTCTGACAGGAAAGATGGCAAATGGCACAGAACCGACTTCTATTCGCAGAAAAGAAAATGGCGTGGAAGTGCCAAAGGTTGATGTTGTAAGAGAGCTTACACTTGCGATTGATGGGAAAGAAAAAGTGATCCGAAAAATCACAAAGCAGAAGTGGAGAAAACCAAGAGGACAGTCTGAAGAGGTGTTCGATGGAAATGAAACTTCTTATGAAATTGACGGATTCCCGGCTAAATCAAAGGATTATACCGAGTTCATTCAATCAATAGCAGAGCCTTCAACGCTTCTGATGTGTAGTAATCCAAAGCCATTTCTGGATACATTGCAGAAGTCAACCGCAGAATCCAGGAAGGTACTGGAAAAAATGTCTGGTTTCGACATTGCTCAGTTTATGGAAGAGAATCCACAGTACGCTCATGTGGAAGAAATCACAAAAGGGCATTCCGTAGAGGATACCTTGAAAAAGCTCCGAAAGGAACTGAATGCACAGAAAAAAAAGGTGGATGCCAAAAACACGGAGATTGCATATGAAACCAATCGAAGCGTTGAAGCAGAAGATACTTCCTCCCTAGAATCCAAAAAACAGGAGCTTAATGCGCAGCTTTCCGAACTGGAAGAACAGGAACAGATTCTTGAAGATTCATCAAAAGGCTATGACAGTCTTTCGCATGAAATCCGAGGACTGAAATCTTCCAGGGATGGTCTGGTTAGCAAGGCGAATGAATGGTTAAGAGCCAGACAAAAATTCATTTCTGATACAGTTTCCGAACTTAGGTTAAAAAAATCAGAAAAGGAATCAAGCATTCGTATTATTGGAATGGAACTAGACAACCACATAAGGGAGGCACAACAGGCAAAAGCCGACTTGGATAGAGCCAGACAGGACTATCCAAGAATCAAGGAAATGGAATGGGATGATTCTGAACTGAAAGCTATTGAAGCTGAAACATTCAATGATTCTGATACCATTTGCCCTACCTGTGGACAAGAACTGCCAGAAGAACAGATTTCCGAATTGAGAGCTTCCTTTGAAGAAAAGAAGAAGGCTAGAATTGAATCACAGTTGAAAGTAAAAGAATCCTTTGAATTGGAGAAGCAGGAAAAGCTTAAATATGTCTGCGACCTTGGAAATACTTCCGCTGCAAAATTAAAGAAAACTAACGAGGAAATCAACAAATTACAATCGGAAATCAGTGTGGTGCAGGATGAAGTTGCTGAACTCACTAAGCAGATTAAGGAAGAACAGTCCAAATTTACGGAGCTTCCAGAATCTGTAGATATGTCAAATGATGAAGAATATCTTGCAGTTACAGCGAGAATTGCAGAACTTGAAGAGAAACTGAAATCATTTGAAGATGTTCCTGGAAAGAAACAGGAATTAAGAATGCAGATCAGCAATGTTATGAAACAGATTTCCAATGTGGATGCAGACATTAAGATTGCACAGGCAGCAGTTGTAGAGAAAGAGAAACGAGTAGCCGAACTGAATGAGGAACTGAAAAGCCTTGGACAGGTACAAGCTGATATTGAAAAGAACATTGACACCGTTCTTAACTTCTCAATCCAGAAGAATAAGGCACTGGCAGAGAAAATCAATCCATTTTTCCACCATTTCCAGTTCAGTTTCCTTGATTACACGATTGAGGGAAATCCAGTGGAAACTTGCAAGATGATCTGTAATGGGATTGACTACAACAGCGGATTGAATCATTCAGATAAGATTCTGTGTGAGGTCGATTTGCTGAATGGATTACAGGAAATGAATGGGCTGAATATGCCGATTTGGATTGATGATAGCGAATCCGTGAATGTTGATCGACTTCCTATGTTAGACAGGCAAATGATTGTGCTTAGAGTGACGGATGGGGATTTGAAAGTAATCTGATGAACAGGAGGGGAAAATGCTAACAGCAACATGGGGAAAACATTTTTTCAAGGCAGATGCTACAAAATGTGCGTCTGAAATCATGGAAATTTGCGATCAGATGGAATCTGCTACACCACAGCAGATTCTTGAGAAAGCAAGGGATGAAAGCACAGAATTACATAAGTGCTTCACATGGGATGATTCCATAGCAGCTGAAAAATATAGAATCCACGAAGCCAGACAGATTGTTTGTCAGTTAAAAATCGTGGAACAGGATATTGACAACAAGTCAAAGCCGACAGCAATTAGAGTGTTTTACAAGACAGATGGCAAAAGCGGATATAAGCCAACACAGCTTATTTTGAAGCAGCCAGATGAATACGAAGCACTTTTAGAGCGTTGCCGGAATGAACTTCTGACAGTGAAGCAGAAATACCAGAATATTTCCGAATACGAAGAAGTTTGGGAACTGATTAATTAAACATGAATGCCGCTACTGTGCCGATATGCCTGCAAGAGTAGGAAGAAATCAAACTATATTATGGCACATTATATTGCTAAATAGGACAATACATAATATCACAGAGCACAGCAAAACACCTTATTCTTGTAGGGACATGAGTGCAGTAGCGGCGAAATTCCTACGTTGATATGCCTGTAAAACAGGCAAGAAAAGTAAAGTACAGGAAAAAACAGAACGCCACAAGACAACACAGGATAGTTCGAAACAGAATATTCGCTTGATTTTACAGGTTTATGAGCGTAGGAAACCACAGCATTTATCAGTCTGCATAAGCAGAAGTATAACACAGCGCAAAATAGAATATGACATTACAGCAAATAACAACGAAAAATACTTGTTTATGATTTCTCACTTATGCAGAGTGACAAGTGTTGTGACACTTAAAACAGAATAGGAAAGAATAAACCAGATAATAACAGCAAGAAATAGAACACAACAGGACACAGCACTTAACGGATGAGCTGTTTTACAGGCGGTATAACCGTCATTAAAAGACAGTACATAAAATCACAAAATAGAATATCTCATCACACGACTTTTATATCGTCTGCAAAGCGGCTCATCCAAACAAAATTGTCTCCTGGGTAGGTGGCATGAGATGTCATAGTAAAGGATACCATAGAATATTGCAGAATATAAAAATACAGAATATTTCATGTTACCTACCGAGCAGATAAGCCACCAAGTGTATTTAGTTGGCAGTAGAAACGCTGCTAAGAAAATTATATCTTCGCACAATAGAGAACAGCACACGACAGTAAAATATAGCACATTCTACTGCTTGCTAAGTACATTTGGAGTTTGCACAAAGGTTCAAGCGGATTAGTTTCGCAGAACAGAACACCACATAAAATCACAGAACATGACAGAATATCATACATAGTATAAACATTAATTATTTATTGCAGATTAGTCCGTTTGAGTGTTTGCGCAAACAAAAAACAATAAAAATCATCTTATTTTAGGAGGAAAGCAACATGGCAAAAAACATCACTATCGAACCTTTAAAGGAAACCACATTAAGAGTTGAGTTAATCGGGGACACGGACCTTATTCTTCACAAGAGAAGCCGTTATTACGAACAGGCTGAATGCTTCAAGCAGTCCAAGGACAAGGGCTTCAAAATGCCAGCTATTTACAATCAGCCAAAAAATGTTTGGGAGGGCTTAATCACTGGTATTCACTGGGAAAAACCGATTAATTTCCATGATGAAGATATTTCCCTATACACCGAGGAAGAGTGGAAAGATTACATGGCAAACAACAGACCTTGCATTCTTACCCAGGCATTCAAGAAATCATTCACAGAAACATTTATTACTTTCTTCAAAGATTCCACAGGAAAGAAAGGAACAGATATCAAGCGTTCTCTTTCAATCGAAGGTTCTATTTGCCCGGTAAATTTTGAATCTGTTGAGGTGGTAAACAAGATCGTTCCGACCTCTGGAATCAGTGCAAGCCCGGTTCTTTGCAGTAGCAACGTGTTCCATAACTGGCGAACCACTATTGAGGTATCTTGCCCGGATATCGTATTTCCATATGAGACAGTATTGCAGCTGATTGAAACCAGTGGAAAGTACATTGGAATCGGAACACAGAGAGCAAATGGAAACGGAAGATATCACATCAACCCAGACAATGTAACAATCATTTAATTAGGTAACTATCGGTGGCATATGAATCCGGGTGAATGCCCGGAAAGTACAGTAAGAAAAATAACAGAATATCATAGCACATGACACGACATTAAATTCATTCTGTTTCGTATGCCACCGATCATAACTCTTGGGTGCATTCACGGTGGATTGAAGATTTACAAATTATGTAAGCCAGAAGATAGAAAATAAAACAGAAGGGCAAAACATGATAGCTAAAAACATATTTTCAATCTACTGCGCGTGCACCCAAGAAAATAAATAAAACCTTAGGTGTATTCACGATGGGATAATATGACACATCGAAAATAGGACAGCGCATATCATTATAGGAAACTACAGAATATTACATATTATCTCATTTTGAATGCACCTAAGGCAAAAAAAGAAAAGGAGAATTAAAATGGCAGAAACCTACAACATTTCAGAAGCAATCAAAGCACAGTATTTATACTGTAAAACAAAGATACTTCCACATTTTGCACCGGACAATGGTATCTGTTGGACTTGCCATCAGAATATCTATTCCGAAAATGGACGGACACGCATTGGGCATGGTACACATGGAATTTCAGTAGAAAGTGCCGGAAACCATTTGATTACAGGATGTCCGTTTTGTAATAGAACTTATTGTGATTAATAGAAAAGGAGAATTGTTATGGCAAACAAAACACAGTTAGCAACAGCAGGAGAACAACAGGCGGAAATCGTAATCAACAACTCATTCATTGATGGATTGGTTAAGCAGCTTGAAAAAAAATGCGAATACGGTCTTTCGTTCCCAAAAGACTACAACCTCAGCAATGCGCTCATGGGGGCATATCTGATTCTGAAAGAAACAAAAGACAGAAATAATAAGCCAGTTCTGGAATCTTGCACAGCTACAAGCATTGCAAATAGTCTTATGAACATGGCAACACTTGGTCTTTCAGTGCAGAAAAAGCAAGGATATTTTATTTGTTACGGAAATCAGTGTCAGTTCCAGAGGTCTTACTTCGGAAACATTACAATAGCAAGAAGATATGGTATGAAAGATATTCATGCGGAAGTCATTTATGATGGTGATGAGTTCAAATACCACATTGAAGATGGAAACAAAGTGCTTGATTCCCACGAACAGGATTTTATGAATATTGATAATGATAAAATTCTTGGCGCATATGCGGTAGTTCAAATGGAAGATGGCTCAAAACACCTGGAAGTTATGAATATGAAGCAGATCAAACAATCTTGGTTACAGGGATATGGGTACAAAGAAAACGGAAATGGAACGCATCAGAAATTCACTGACCAGATGGCAAAGAAAACAGTTATCAATCGTGCATTAAAGCAGATCATCAACAGCCACGGTGATGTTTTTGTACAGGAAGCTGACGAAAACACAGAGAATATTCCAAAACAGGATATTATTGAACAGGACGTTGCTTATGAAATTAGTGAGAACGCAAACACAGAAGAATTCATTCCACAACCAGAAGCAATCGAAGAGAAGCCAAAGCAGCCAACCGTAGCCGAAACCGTAAAAACAGAAGAGAAAGAACCAATCCCGGCAGCAGAGCCAGTGGAAACAGAAATTCCGTCATTTATGAGCCAGGAGGAAATGTAGGATGGAAACTTCCACAATTGTGCTTATTATTTTGCTTTCAATAGCACTTTTGATATGGATAGTAACTTTTATTCGAAAAAATGAATACAATCGAACCAATTTAATTATTCTTTTAAATGTTATTACATATGTGGTACTCATTATAATCCGACTTACAATGTAAAAGGAGAGCCAAAATGAAGCATAAATGTATTAAGATAGCAGTATTAATCACAGGGGTTACAGCAATCACAATGTTTAGTGGTTGTTCTTCCTGTAGCAGATCATTAAAATCACTATCCAGTGATATTGACGGCGGTCTGAACCGTACCGTAACTGTTTACGATTACAACGGCGGTAAAATTAAGTCCTGGTCTGGAAAGTTTGATGTTTCCGAATCAGAGAATGAAGTTTACTTTGATGATTCTGACGGAAAGAGAGTTATTATCCACGGCGGTATTGTCGTGAATGAGGAAAACTGATATGAGCAGCAGTGTAATTGAAACAATTAAAGAAGTTGTAAGCAATATGAACAGCGGACTTTATGATTTCACGGTAGATGGGAAATGTTCAGAATGCGGTTCGTGTTGTTCAAATTTTATACCGATATCATCCAAGGAAATCAAACAGATTAAGTGGTACATTCGCAAACACCATATCAAGGAATGCAGACATAATTTCACTGCTTCATTAATGGATTTAACCTGTCCGTTTCTGATGGACGATAAGGCAAAAGAGAAATGTTCAATCTACCCTGTTAGACCGGAGATATGCAAATCATTTGTCTGCAATGACCCACAGGGAGCCAGAAAGAACAAAGCTTTAATGCATAAAAAATATAAGCCTGTTGATATGAGAGAAACGTTTTTCGGAGGTGAGTAGGAATGAGATTAGCAAGTCAGAATGGGGAAATTGATGTTCCTTATGAAATCACATCATTAAGCAGAACTGGAAATATCATAAGAGCATATGTGCCAATGGTAGGTGAAAAAGGAACAGTCATGGCTCGTTATTCGACAGATGAAAAAGCCCAAAAAGCTATGAAAGCTTTGCATAAAGTGTATGCAGGAATGTTTTTAGCACAAAACATTGAAATGAGCGATGATGATTACGAAGAATGCATAAAAATGGCTGCAAGAGGTTTCGGAATCATTAAAACCATGGTTAACAGCCCAGATATGAAATTCGAGCCTGCAAACATTGTGTTTCAGTTCCCGGAGAATGATGAAGTATGAAAGAAATAGGAAGAAAGAAAATAAATTGGGATTCCATTGTGACTGTGGAATTATCGCTTAAAGAGCTTCAATTAATAAGGGACGCAATGGTGGCTACAGATTTAAAAGATATGAAAGAATTATGGCGCGGAGCTCCTCCATATCAGCAGGACGATAAAAATATGATTGGAGAAACTGCTTCTTCAATTTTAAATAGCTACAAATAAACAGAAAGCGAGGTGATGAAAAATGTTCATGAGAATAGTAAATACAGGGAGTACACATGGAAACTGCTATGTTTTGAAATCCAACAGCGGAGAAATGCTTCTTCTTGACTGCGGATGCAAATACAAAGACATTCTGAAAGCTATTGATTACAGAACAAGTGATGTTTCTGGCGTGCTTCTAACGCATGAACACGGTGATCACCGTGAATCATTTAAAAATCTGATGAATTTAGGCATTCAGATTTACACCAATGATGAAACCGTGGAACATCTGCAAATCATCACTGGCGAATTGATGAAAGGAGTTCCAGAGAAAAGACCGTTTCGGGTTGGTTCGTTCACTGTAATACCGTTCTATTTGCCGCATACTACAAGGGATAAGGACACAGGGCAACTTATTCAATGTTTCAATTATGGGTATATCGTGGAACATGAAGAAATGGGAAAGCTACTGTACATGACAGACTTTGAGTTTTGCCGATACAATTTCAAAGCAATGCGACTGAACCACTTGGTTATTGAGTGCAACTATTGTAAAGAATTGGTTGACAAAACAGCTGAAAATTACACGCACAGGCTTAAAGGGCATTGCTCCTTAGATACTTGCAAAAGCTTGGTGAATACAAACCATACGGCAGCATTACGGACAGTAACATTGGTGCATTTGAGTAATGAAACAGCTGACCCGGAACAGATTTTGAAAGAGATAAAAGAAGCAGTGGTTTGGGATGATGCCCTGGTGCAGATTGCCAGACCTGGACTTGAAGTTAACTTGGACTTATGTCCGTTTTGAAAGGAGAAATAGATGGTATCAATTGACTTAAAAGATTGGAAAGAAGTAACAAAAGGAATTTATGTAAATCCAATTTCTGCAAATGCAGCTTATGAAATCCATATTAAATACTGGGATATGAAAACAGATATTCTTTCAGCAAATGCAGAACTTTATATTGTAGGAGATTGGCACGAAAAAGATGGAAGAAACATCAGAGAAAGGGAAATACTGCTTGATTTTGCATCTGTTATGGCTTGCCTTGGAAAAGCGATTGAAGATGATAAGGAAAACAATTCGGCTGAATGATTGAAAGGAGAAAATTAATGCCAAAAAAATTTAGAAACTATGTAATTAAAGGACAGGAGCATGTAGACCGAAAAACAGGAAAAACAATTCCTTCACCTAGTGTATGGCGTTCAGTAAAAGATGTGCTTCCAGAAACTCCAACTGATGATACAGCATGTTTGTATTATGTAAAGCTGAAAAACTCTGAAAAAATCATCATGCTTGCATATACTGGAAATGGCGAATGGACTGACACACTAGGAAAAGAATACAAAGGTGTAGAGACATGGCTTGAATATATGCCAAAAGAACATCCAATAGTCGAAAGAAAGACTTTCTTAAATGAAGATATTTTGAAAGCTATTGTTTCTGATTATATGGAAAAAACTGAAGGAGTTACGGTTAATACAAATAATGTATTTTTTAAAGTAGGAAGAAAATCTGTCGGCTATGGAATGAGTGAACATGAGGAATTGGTATTTATTGGATGTGATGTGATAGCTATAGGGGAGGGAAATTGAAAATGAGCGTATTCAGCGTACCAGTAACGATTGGTATTAATGAGGAAGAAATTGCAAAGGAAATCCGTAAAAATGTTGAGGACAGGGTAGTTGAAAAAATTACCAAAGAAATCAAAGAAGTTATTTATAAAAAAGAATTATACGGTAACAGAGAAACCAATGAACCGTTGTGCAGAATGATTCATTCTCATATTAGCGAGATACTAGAAAAGAACGAAAGCGTGATCGTACAGGAAGCGGCAAAAGCCTTGGCAGATAAGATGATTAAAACCAAGGCTGTGAAAGAAGCAATAAAAGAAACTATTGAGAAAGTTAAGGAGGATTAGCTATGGGAAATATGATGAGTTTAAATATCAGTGACGATGTAATAAAAGCAGCAATACAAGAAGAAGTTCACGCCGGAATCGTAAAGGCATTAGGCGACCCATCCGTTATTGTACGTGATGCGATAAAAACAATGACGAATAGGTATGTTAATAAAGAAGGAAAATTTTGCGATAAAGGGAGTTGGAACGCAAAACCATATTTTGACTGGCTTGCAGAAGATATTGTAAAAACCACAGTAAAGGAAGAAATTGAAAAATATGTAAATGAAAACCGTGAGGAATTTGCAGAAGAGATAAGAAAGCAGTTAAAGAGTGTGGATTTTAAAAAGAATATCACCGCATCTTTCTTGCAGGCTATTGTTAAGTGTACAGAATCTGAATGGAAAATGCCAGTAGCAATTTCGTTTGATAGATTAAAGGAGGATGATTATTAATGAAAATCTTCTTAAAAACACTTTACAAACTGAAAAAGTCAGAACCTTCCGAACCGGAATGCAAGTACGACAAAGGTTGGAATGATGCAATCAAGAAAGTTGAAGAACTGATTTGCTCATACAGTTCTGCGGATATGTGGATTCCAACAGAAGTGAAGTTGCCGCCAGAGCCAGATGTGAGAGAAAGCCCAGAAGATAGGATAAAATACAACGTTACCATAAAAGACGCCGAGTTACCAACAAGCCTTACATATTTAGGTGGTGAAAGATGGGGCATGGTAAAAAAACACGGAATTGCATATTACCCAGTCATTGCATGGCAACCAATGCCACCAGCATACAAGCCAGGGAGGTAACACCATTGGAAATAACAATTGGAATTGGCACAGATGAAATTAAAGAAATCATCATGGAGCATATAAAAACAAAAGGATTCAATGTAACAGAAGATGATATTTCCTTTGTTATCGGGAAAGAAGAAACTGTAACAGGAAATGCAAAGAAAATTAAACACGCACTTATTAGATGCGACATTCAGATTGAGAGGTGAGAAATTGTGAATATTGTTATTCTTTCTGGAAGATTAACTGCTGATCCAGATATCAGAATGGGAACGAATGATACCAAAATCGCAAGATATATTTTGGCTGTCGAGAGAAGAGTGAAAAAGAATACAGAAAGAAAATCTGACTTTATCACTTGCGTATGTCTTGGGAAAAATGCAGAATTCGCAGAGAAATATCTTAAAAAAGGAACGAAAGTAAATGTGCGTGGAGAATGGCAGACCGGAAACTATACGAACAAAAATGGCGAAAAAGTTTACTCAAATGATTGCCTTGTTGCAGAGCATGAATTTGCAGAAAGAAAAAGCCAGTCACCACAGGCACAGGAAACAGACACACGACCAGTACCGCCGCCAGAACCTAGTTTCATGGATGTGCCGGATTTAGGCGGTATGGAAGATGAATTTCCGTTTAGTTAGGAGATGAAATGAAAGATTTAATTATAGATTGCTTTGCCGGGGGCGGCGGCGCATCAGTAGGCATTGAAATGGCACTTGGTAGACCTGTAGACATAGCAATTAACCATGATCCAGATGCAATTCTAATGCACAAGACTAATCATCCCGGAACGCTACATCTGACAGAAGATATTTTCAAAGTAGATTTGCAGAAATATGTCGGAAATCAGCACGTAGCATTGATGTGGGCTTCTCCAGACTGTACAAGCCATTCAAAAGCAAAAGGCGGTCAGCCGAGAAAACAGGGGCTTCGCATTCTTCCATGGGCGGTATATAAACACACCAAAGAAATTCTTCCGGATGTAATAATTATGGAAAATGTGGAAGAAATTCAGCAATGGGGTCCGCTTGATGACAAAGGACATCCAATAAAAGAAAGAGCCGGAGAAGATTACCGAAAATTTATTTCAGCAATGGAAAGTATTGGATATGAATTTGATAGCCGAGAAGTCGTAGCTGCGGATTATGGAGCGCCGACTACAAGAAAACGTTGGTATGCGGTATTTCGTAGGGATGGAAAGCAGATAATATGGCCAAAGCCTACACATAATCGTTTTGGAACAGACGGTCTGAAACCATATGAACAGTGCGGAGATTACATTGACTGGTCAGATTTAGGCAAAAGTATATTTGACCGTTCAAAGCCACTGGCAGAAGCAACACAGAAACGCATTGCAAATGGAATTAAGAAATATATCGTTGATAATACAGAACCATACATTGTAAAGAATAAAGATGCACTGGCGTTTATCATTCAGTATCATGGAGAAACTAGAGAAGGTGATTCCAGAGGACAATTACTGACAGAGCCGATTAAGACCATTGATACGTCAAACAGATATGGACTTGTGACAGCTTTTATCACGAAATATTACAAGACTGGAATCGGTCAAGGATGTGACGAGCCACTGCATACGATTACTACTTCACCCGGTCATTTTGGCGTGATATCCGCTTTTCTGGTTAAATATTATGGGACAGGATGTGGACAGGTATTGAATGAGCCGCTTGGAACCATTACCACAAAAGACAGGTTCGGGCTGGTAAATGTTCTGGTTGATATTCATGGAGAGAAATACATCATATCAGATATTTTTCTCAGAATGTTAAAGCCAGAAGAACTAAAGGTGATGCAGGGGTTTCCAAAAGATTACATCATTGACCGAGACTACAAGTGGAGAAATTACCCTATTGCAAAACAGGTAGCAAGAATTGGAAATAGTGTCGTGCCGGTTGTAGCAGAAGCGCTAGTAAAAGCAAATTGTTCATATTTGAAAATCGGAGAACGTAAGGCTTCACCGATGATTTATATGCAGAATAATGGACAGGTTGCATTTGGATAGAAAGGAGAGAAAATAATGAAACCAGTTTTAGAAACCAAATTCGAGTATAAAGGCTATCCGTGTGTAGTTCTGTTCATGCCGAGAGCATACAGATGCGGATACGTTGGAATACCTAACAGCCATAAGCTGGCAAAGAAAAGTGTTGATGATTTAGATTATCTTGACTGCCATGGTGGAGTTACTTATTCAGAACCATTTTTACACGATTGTGACGATGATGATATATGGTGGATTGGATTTGACTGCGCTCATTGTTTCGATGGTTATGATATTGAGACAGCAGAACAGTATTTCGGGGAAGAACCAGGCTTCAAAAAAATGCTTAAAATAATGGGATATTGCTGGAGAGAATTAAATAAAGATCCAGATTGCAAAATTCGTTCACTTGCCTATGTTAAAGATGAATGCAAGAAACTAATTGACCAGATTGAAAAAGGGTGATTCCGGTTGGATTATAAAAAACTTAGACAGGCAAAAGCTATTGAAGCAACGAACCGAAAAAGGCTTCTGAAAATCAATCCGAAGCTTGATGATGGCAGTGGAATTTATTTTTTAACCAGAACTGATGAAAACGAAATCCTATACTTTTATATAGGGCAAGCAGTACATATAATTCAACGGATGTGTTCTCATCTTACTGGGTACCAGCACATTGATTTATCAATAAAGAAGAGAGGATTTTACAGTAAAGAAAATCCGTATGGGTGGAAAATAAATTTTATCCATTATCCAGTAGAACAGCTTGATAAAATGGAACAGTATTGGATATTGGAATACACAAAAAAAGGGTACCAATGCCGATACAATAAAACGTCTGGAAGCCAAGGAGAAGGGAAAGAAAAAATAAATGAATTTCGTCCGGCAAAAGGATATAGAGATGGAATCCAGCAAGGCAAAATAACCCTTGCGCGAGAATTAAAACACATCATTGATATTCACTTAAATGTATCAATCAGACCAGAAAAAACAAATAACAAAGTATCTATTAAGGCGTTGGAAAAATTCAACGACTTACTCAATGAAGAAAACTATCACTGATTCTAACACACCAGTAGTTCTACTGGCTAAATTCCAAAGATAAAAAATAAAAAATGAAAGGAGCTTGCCTTCAGCTGACGTAAGGGTGCACCGGGCTTCTTTTGAAAATGAAATTAAAGTGTGAAATATATCGTGATTCTATGCAGAACTATAAAAAATACGCAATTCCAAGAGCGCAACTCGTAATTGCTGATGTTCCATACAATGTAGGATGTAATTTCTACGGAAGTAGATGTGATTGGTATATTGGTGGAGACAATAAGAACGGAGAAAGCAAACTTGCCGGCAAAGCAGCTTTTAATTCAGATTTCAATTTCAATCTGTATGAATACTTCCATTTTTGTTCAAAAATGTTGAAGAAAGAACCGAAAAAGGCAGGAGCAAGAGGAAGAAGTTCAGATGCACCATGCATGATAGTGTTTTGTTCGTTTGAACAAATTCAAACTCTGATTAATGCGGCGGCGAAACATGGTTTCGTTCACTATATACCGCTTGTATTTATAAAAAACTACAGCCCACAGGTGCTTAAAGCAAATATGCGTGTGGTAGGTGCTACAGAATATGCTCTTGTATTCTACAGAGATAAACTTCCAAAATTCAGAAATGGAGCGCAGACGGACGAAAACGGAAAGACCATTCGTGGAACTGGGAAAATGGTATTTAATTGGTTCCAATGGGAGAAGGACGGAAAAGATATTCCGAAAATTCATCCAGCGCAGAAACCAGTAGCAGTTCTGAAAAGATTAATTGAAATATTTACTGATCCTGGGGATGCAGTGATTGACCCTTGCTGTGGAAGTGGCAGCACATTGAGAGCCGCCATGGAACTTGGCAGAAGTGCATACGGATTTGAAATTGATAGAAATTTTTATAACAGAGCAAAAAACGAAATGCTTGTTTTTGAAAAAGATAGTCAAATGAGCATAGGAGATTTTATATAAGGAGCGTGATTAAATGTCAGAAAACACAAACGAATGCGTAATTGAATGGATTCCAGGAAGAGATTATGTAGGGCTTACTGCTAAGAATGGGAGTTCCTGGAAGAACAGATGTGAGGAATTAGAAAAGAAAATTCCAGATGATGTGAAAATTCTTGCCAGAAATAACGATGGATCTATTTTCGCTCACTTGCCGTATTCCTACATTAAAATCAATCCACCAAGAAAATATTCCGATGAAGCGAAAGAGAAGGCTGCGGAAAGATTAAATAAAATGCGTGCAGAAAAAAGTAATACTGCGGAAGAAGATCCGTTTTGCCTATGAATTACCGTCAGAGAAAATATAATGAGGGACAATCTGCCAGAAACGATATTTACAGTTTTCCTGTCAAGTATTTTGAGAAACACGGATATATGCCTTCTTATGAAGAAATTATGAATGGAACAGACCTTACAAAGTGTACCGTCCAGAGACATATGCGGCAATTGGAGATGGATTCTCTGATTGCCACAGAACATCCGGGAGTATCGAGAGCGTACCGTTTGACGGAATACAGATACGAAAGGAAAAAATGGGAAGCAAATTAAAGATGAAAGCGCCAAAGAAAAATAGGGTGTTGGAATGCGATAACCAAATGTCACAGGCATTCGCCAGAGCCATGCAGAACTCACGTAAAGAGTTGGAAATCATGCAAGATCAAGCCTATAACGATGGATTCAATACTGGTGATGACTGGGCGAATACGATCAATTCCGTAACTATGATGTTGGCATTAAGAAAACTGCATGGATTTTCAACCAAAAGGCTTTTAGACGTAATCAATTGTGCAAATGAGTTTGTGGGACAAGCGAACCGTGGCGAAAGAAGCTTTATGAGCATGATTGAGGAATTGGAATCTGAAACAGATGTAAGAATCCCAGATTTGAATAAAGAATTGGTTAGAAGATTTGGAGTGTAAATATTATGGATTTAGAACAAAAAGCAATTGAAAGAATCCGGCTTGCGTCTGATCTCTCGTTGAAACATTATAACAAACCACTTGTATGTGAGTATTCCGGCGGAAAGGATTCAGATGTGCTTCTGAGATTGTTCGAAATGTCTGGAATCCCGTTCGAGGTACACAATTCTCACACCACTGTAGATGCACCACAGACGGTACGGCATATCAAGAATGTGTTTTCTGAATTGACAGATAAAGGCATTAAATGTGAGATTGACTACCATGTACGGGAGAGTGGAAAACGCCTCACAATGTGGAATCTCATTCCTAGAAAGCTAATGCCACCTACCAGAATCGTTCGGTATTGCTGCTCAGAACTGAAAGAGGGCGGTAATCCTAACAGATTGATTGCAACAGGCGTTAGATGGTCTGAAAGAAGTAAGAGAAGCAACAGAAGCCCATTTGAAGTATTGGGGCAGACAGCAAGTAAAAGCATCGGAGTTTCTGATGAGAAAATGCTTATCACCGATAATGATAATACTAGAAGATTATTTGAAAATTGCCAGATGAAAACAAAAACAGTAGTCAATCCGATAATTGATTGGACAGATCAGAATATCTGGCAGTTCATTGGTGAGAAAGACGTTCAGGTATGTGAGCTGTATCAATGCGGATATGACAGGTTAGGCTGTTTGGGTTGTCCGCTTGCATCAAAGAAACAAAGGGAAAAAGAAATGTATGATTTCCCAAAATACAAGCAAGCCTACATTCGTTCCTTTGACAGAATGCTCGAGGAACGCAAGCAGCGTGGGAAAGATACAAAGTGGAGTTGTGGTGAAGAAGTCTATCTATGGTGGATGCAAGATAACAATATAGTTGGTCAGATGGAATTATCTGATTTTATTGAATATTAAAATCATATACTAACTGCACAATAGCGTGTCAGTTGCTTACATGAGCGAAATGAGAAGGAGAATGAAGTGGAAAACACCGGAACAGGAATTAGAGCTGTTAAGAGAAAATCTATTACATGAGCGTGCTATCTGGGAACACATCAACGAAAATGGCTGTAATGATCCGTTCTGGACAGATGGATGCAATATGAATCTAACCAGAAATCATATTCTTTCATACAGAAATGAGATTGCAAATTGTTGCGAGAAGCATAATCTTCCGCTTCCAGAAGAATATTTTCTAAAAGTACCGCCAGAAGTTGACGATGATTATATGGCAAACTTTAACCAGAAAGCCCGCGTGGATAGATTGAAACAGCAGGGTGATACATTAAGCCGGAAGAAAAAGAAGTTTATTGATGATGGACAGATGGAGTTTTGTTGATTAACCATGTAGTTGCTTACATTGGGAAAGCGAGGATGAAAATGAGCGAAATTAAATTCAGTGATGGAATGCCAGTAAGAGAAAGACGCTCCAGCACAAGCATTTATCCAGAAGAATTGTTGGATAAAAAATGTGGTGGCTGTGTAAGATGCGAGCCAAGAAAAAGAAAAGGCGAAACAGGATATCGTTGCATAATACAGCCGTACACCAAAGACATTTCACCGGAAGATAAAGCTTGTGTCATTTACTGGGACAAAGAAGAGGAAAAGAAGTACCAAGCGTTAAAGACGCAGGACGAAGAAAACCGAAGAAAAGAACTCTGGAACATCTATTCAAAGCGAGAACCAATCAAACTCCCTATCATAAATGATGGCTACGGAATAATTCCAGAATGTCCTATTTGTGGAGAAATGCCATACAGCACTAGGCAGTGCCACTGGTGCGGTCAGAGATTCATTCAAGATAAAGAAGTAGAAGAATACGAAAAGCCGCTGACGAAAGAGGTAACTTGCTTTTCGTGCGGTAGAAAGGTGATAGCAAATGTAAGCAAGTATAACGGACATATTAGTTATCATTGTCAATGTGGAACAAATTTTATCGAATAAAGAGGGCGAAAATGAGCTACTGTGACGGAACCTGCGAACACCTGAACGCAAGAAAACACAAATGCGAATTGACAGGAGAAAAACTCACATACATGAAACAGAGTTGCGGAATCGAGTATTCAGTGCATGAACACAGAGGATTCTGCGAGAAAGATAAGGAGGACACAAAATGTTAATCAGAAGTCAGGATAAAACAGCGCTGGTAAAGTTTGAAAACATTGTAGTTAATCTAAAACTCCCAGATTCATTGAATGTTATATGTTGGAGTTTGCAGGATGCACAGAGAAGTGGAGGATATTTTATTTTAGGAGAATATTCCACCAAAGCAAAAGCCATGAAAGTACTGGACATGATTCAGAAAGCCTATGTAAATGGACATATTGATTATCAGATGCCAGTAGATGGGAGCGTGGAAGTATGACAGAAATAAAAGGATATACCGCGGAAGAAGTCGCAAAAGCCAGTAAACAGGAACTTGAGGAAGATTATGACTTCTGTAAAGGCAAACTTGCCGAGATAAGAAGACATGAATCTGAGATTGAGACTATCAGGAAAGCGTATAGAGAGCTTATCATAAAATACAGAATCAAAAGTGTTGATAGAGTACTGGCATATATCCGTATGAAAGGAATCATAGACAAGAAAGAGCTTGACTTGTTATTGTGCCATTGCCAGAACAAACTGGGTGGAAATATTGATGGCATTGAATTGGATTTGCATTATGAAGAGCCAGAAAATAGTGAGGTGGAAGCATGAAGTATAAATGCGTGAAAGCATTCACGTTAGATACATACGATGATGATGGGTTTTACGTTGACGGATACATGGAAATTGAGGTAGGCGAAGTTTATGAAGTTGGAAACGGAAAAATTATCGACGGAGATATCCATCTTGATGGAGTAAATGTTAACAGATGGATTGAGATATCAAAAGAAACTTTAGAAAAGTATTTTGTGGAGGTGGAAGTATGAACAATGAAATGACACTTGTTCAGAATCATATAAGGAGGACTGAATGGGATATTGTAAATTAGACTGCCCGGACGGTGAAACACAGTGCTGCATCTGCTGTACTAAGCAGGATTCCTGCCAGTGCAGATGTGATGATATGGACGGTTATGAATATGCGGAGGAGTGTGAAGATTATGAGGTTGATTAATGCAGATAAACTGAAAGAAGCAATTAATAGTTCTTTGAACACAGGGAGAGAAACATTTAGCCCGGAAATTATGTGTGAAGCTGTTGACGAACAGCCGACAGCTTTTGATGTGGACAAGGTTGTTTTAAAGTGGCTGAAAAACTTGCCACCTATGAAGACTTAGAAGAACGTCTACATAAAATATTTGGAGAAGAATCTATATTTTCTCTTGCTGATGTAATTGATACTCTGGAAATGGAACTTTCTGAACCGGATAAGAAACATCCCGTAAACGCAAGAATTTTGACTTACGAAGAAGCAAATAAATGGCAAGAATATAAAGACTTAGAAGAACAGGGCTTGCTTGTGAGATTGCCATTTAAATTATGCCGTTTGAAAAAAATATATTATTTTGTCGAAATTGATATCGAGAAAGATATAATGCCAGAGGATATTATATGCGAAGCTATTGCGGAAGAATTTATTATTGATCGTTACGACATTGTAATTAAATGTATTACTGGCGTATGGAGCGATTATGAGTATTTGCTGGCAAAAAATATGGGAAAATCGGTATTCCTTACTCGTGAAGAAGCTGAGAAGAAGTTGGAGGAGATGAAAACTAATGGCTAACAAAATGGAAAAAGCAAGTATTCATGTTGAAGATGAAAAGGAAATTGTAACGGAATTAGAACAGATTTTTAGAATTGTAGATGACAAGCCGTATTTTGAATTAAAATATAAGAAAGTTGGTGAGGATTATTACCATGTAGGATATAGTTCATTTGATTTTCATAATGTTCTGAAATGGAAAGAAGAATATTTTGAATTGGTAAAGGAGAATTATAAAGAAACAATCAAAAAATTAAGATACCCAGAACTTCCAGACGGATTAGTTATGGTTGATTTAGAAACTAGACAAAAAGCTATTAAAGCACTTGAAAAGCAGATTCCGAAGAAAGTAGACAGATTAAGTGAAATGTACATGGACTTCGGGATAAGTAAAAAAATAAAAGTTGGTGCTTACGGAGATTGCCCTATATGCCACAACTCACTGTTCAGTAGAGTTGATTATTGCAATAAATGTGGGCAGAGATTGGATTGGAGTAAATAAGATGGAATATAACATTAATGTAAAAATTATTGCCGAAAGCATTCAGCACTACGGAAAAAACAATCAAAGCACGGTCTGCATGGAAGAATGTGCCGAACTTATCCAGGCAATCAGTAAGGCAAAACGTGGAAAAATCAACCGTGATAACATGATAGAAGAAATTGCAGATGTGTTGATCTGCATCGAAATGTTAAAGCAAATGTACATGATTTCCGATGATAAAATTAATAAGTGGATTGAAAAGAAACAGGCGAGAGAATCAGAAAGGATGGAAAAGAATGAATAAGAAAGAAATCGCAGAGATAAAGAAGCAGTTTACGCCAGCAAATTGTTCCATTACACGTATTTGTGGTTGTTATGTGGATGCAGAAAAGAATAAGAAAACCAAAATTAAAGAAGTTTTCCTTTCCCTTCCAGAGGAAGAAATGTTTAAGTATTTTGACATTTTCAAGAAAACCATGTCTGGCAGACTTGGAAAGAACCTTATGAACCTTGATTTTCCATTAGCACAGGAAAAAGAAGGCGGAACGCAGGAATTTCTTATGCAGATCAGAGCAAGTAAGCTTAAAGATGATGAACTTTTGGACGAGTTCTACGATAAAGTAATTGAAAACTATGACTATCCAGAAAATTACTACATAGTTCTCATTCATGCAGTATATGACATTCCCGGAAAAACTTCTGATGGAACCGAAATGCACGATGCCTCAGAAGAAATTTATGAACACATTCTGTGCAGCATTTGTCCAGTAAATCTTTCAAAGGCTGGGCTTAGCTATGATGTGGCTGAAAATAACATCAAAGACAGAATTCGTGATTGGGTAGTCTCAAGACCAGAAACAGGATTCTTATTCCCTGTATTCAATGACAGAAGCACTGATATTCACGGAACCTTATATTTCAACAAAAACATAAAGAATATTCATCCAGACTTCATCGAAAATGTTCTTGGCACACAAATTCCACGTATACCAGGAAATGAGATGAATGTCTTTTCGGATTTCATCATGGATAATTTTGAGGGATGCACAACATTCGATTTTACCGAAAGTCTGGTTGAATCTTTGCAGGAAGTAAGAGAACAGAAGAAAGACAGCCCGGAGATGATAACTGTATCATGTGAAGAAATGGAACAGATTTTTGGATATTGCGGAGTTCCAGACGAGAAATTGTCGGATTTCAAAGAAAACTGGGAAATGTATTTCAGCAATGAGCCTGTTGCCCTTGATAATATCCATAATTCAAAAACTGCAAAAATTGTAACGCCAGATGCAACAATCTGCATCCAGCCAGATAAAATTGCTCTGATTGAATTGAAAGAAATAAACGGCGTTCCATCTCTTGTAATTCCGGTAAATGGAGAGCTGAAAATCAATGGAATTGAAGTTGAATTGAGATAAACACTTTTGAAAAATCCAGGAATTGGAGGAGGCAATTACATTAATGGCTAAAGTAAGCTGGATTAAAATAGAGATTGAAATGTTTAGTAACCGAAAAATTAAGCAAATAAGGAAAATGCCAGAGGGAAACAATATTGTTCTTATTTGGGTAATGCTTTTGACAATGGCTGGCAGATGCAATTCAAACGGAATTATTTTCCTCACTGAAAATATTCCATACACAACAAAAATGCTTGCAGATGAATTGGATTTTGAGGAAAGCATTATTCAATTAGCACTAACAGTTCTGGAAAAGTTCGGGATGATTACCAGAGATTCTGAATTACTTTCTATTCCCGGCTGGGAAGAGCATCAAAGTGCAGACGAATTGGAGAAAATACGAGATCAAAACAGAAAAAGGGTCGCAGAATATCGTGAACGTCAAAAAAATAAGGCCGCATTGCTTTGCAAGAAAGACGATGTAACGTTACAGAAACGTTACAGTAACATTACTGTAACGGAACAGAATAAGAATAAAGATAAAGATTTAGAATTAGATTTAGATACAGAATTAGATAAAGATAAAGAAAAAGATATAAATGATTTAATAGTATCTAAAGATACTATTCGTCAGACTGACGTCCAACGAACCATTGATGAATGGAATACTCTGGAAGAATTCGGTATTACTCCTGTAAAAAGAATGACACCAAAACGAGAACAGGCAGTAAAAGCTAGAATCCGTCAGAACTGTGTTGAAGATATTCTGGAAGCGATTGAAAATATTCGACGCAGCACATTCCTACAAGGGCAAAATAAAAATGGCTGGATGGTTACGTTTGACTGGTTCTTAAAGCCTGGAAATTTCGCAAAAGTATTTGAAGGGCAATACGCAGACAAGTCTACGAATAGACCGTGCAGCTACATGGAGAAAATCCAAAACAGGGTAAGCGAGGTGGATAATTGGGTATGACAAGAGAAGAATGGGCGGTACTGGTAAAGGCAATGAAAGCTGTGTACACTTCCCCAGCATTTCTGCCAGATCAATATGCTTTTGATACTTGGTACGGATTACTGAAAGACCTGGATTACAAGCTTTTAAGTTTCGGATTAAAGAAATATATGCAGACGGAATGGAAAGAGCCATCAATAGCCGCATTAAGGCAATGCGCACAAAGCGTTGCACCGCAAAAGGAAGAGCTGAACGAAACAGAAGCATGGGAAAAGGTATGCAAAGCTATTCAGAACTCTACATACAATGCAGAAGCAGAGTTTGGTAAGCTTCCAAAAATCATTCAGAAAGCAGTATCAAGTCCGGCACAACTTAGAGAATGGGCGGTATCTGAAAATGTAGATGGTACATGGTGGAGTGTAGTTCAGTCCAACTTTCAAAGGACTTACCGGGCAGAAGTGCAAAGAGAACAAGAACGAAGAAAACTAAGTCCAGACCTTTTAAAAATTATAGATACTGCCAGATTGGGAGGTGCGGGAAATTGCCAGATAGAAAACCATGGAGAGAATTAAAAAGCACTGAAATTATAGGCTTAAAGCGGAGACAATGCTCGAAATGCGACTATTACAGCAAGAGCGAAAATGCATGGAGTACAAATGCAACCTGTGATTATATCTTGATTGAAGAACATAGTAGAGGATGTGATCCGAGGGATTGTGTTAAAAATGGTATCTTCAAGAAGAAAGCGAGAGGAAAATCAAGAGTAAAGCGAGTGATTCTATGAGGAAGATAAGCGAAATGTATAAGCAATCTGGCGGTACAGTTTATCAGCATACCTGTTCTGATTGCAGATTCTTCTATGGTGGCAAATTTCCAAGGTGCTTGCAATACGAACTGGAAATTGATTGGAATCCAGATTATATAGCTTGCAAATTTTACAATCTGGAAGAATCTCAGATTGATGGACAGGTCAATATATTTGATTTGTTGTAAAACGTGATAATTGTGTACTTAAAATAGCAAAGAATCGTTCAAAAGAGAATAATTGTAGAAATTATAGGGCATACAAAAGATAAAGAAAAACAGCGCTTAAAACGAGATAATTATATGGAGGGACAATTAATGGAAAAAGCTATATTGTATGCCATAAACGAAAGAATGTTCTCACTTGGTCTGATAGATGAGAAAACAAGAGATAAAATTAAAGCTGAAATCAGCATTAGAAAGTAACGACAATGTATTGAGTGGATTTATATGAGGTGTTATACTTTATATGATTCCACTCCCTGTTTATTAAGGGAGAAATGCACTATGAATATTTATTATGTCAGAGAAAAATTAAGAAATTGCTCTATTTACGACATTGAACTAAATGTTGCTTATTATGCCAGGGTTTCTACTGAAAAAGTTGAACAGCAAGCATCTATTAAGCACCAGGAGGAACATTTTGAAGAGCTGATACATTCTAACAACAGATGGAAGTTTGCAGGTTCTTACATTGATGATGGTATTTCTGGAATGCATGCGGATAAAAGAGAAGAATTTCAAAGAATGCTCAGAGATGCAAAGCTTGGAAAAATTGATATGATTATAACAAAAGAAATTTCAAGATTTGCACGAAACACTCTTGATAGTATCCAATATACCAGAGAATTGCTATCTTATGGCGTATGCGTTTGGTTCCAAAATGATGGAATTAACACTATTGATGATGATAGTGAGTTTCGACTTACTATTATGGCCGGGGTAGCACAGGACGAAATCCGAAAACTTTCTTCAAGAGTAAAGTTTGGACACGCACAGTCGATCAAAAACGGTGTTGTTCTCGGACACAGAATGTATGGATACTCAAATAATCAAGGAAAGCTTGAACTAATCCCAGAAGAAGCAGACATGGTTCGAATGATTTTTGAAGATTACGCTTCCGGAATATCTACTCCAAGAATTGAAAAAAAACTATGGGATATGGGATACAGAAGTTTAAAAGGTGGGAAAATCAACCGGGATGTCATAAAAAATATTATTCGGAATCCAAAATACAAAGGATACTATTGTGGAGGAAAAGTAAAGGTTGTCGATATGTTCACCAAGAAACAAGAATTTCTTCCACAGTCAGAATGGATAATGTTTAAGGATGATGGTTCCAGAGTACCGCAGATCATTGATGAAACTACCTGGGAAAAGGCAAACGCATATTTAAGAGAGCGTGGAGAAGCTATAAAATCAAGAAGAACCTCTTTTAAAAACGAAAATATTTTCACCGGAAAACTTTTCTGCGCAAATGACGGAGCTCCATACTGGATGAAGCAACATTATATCAGAGGGAAAGAAGACGTTCGATGGGTATGCAGTTATAAGATAAAAAACGGAGCAGCTTCATGTGATTCATTCGGACTGGCAGAATCAGAATTGAAAGAAGTAATTGCAGATTTGATTAATGAATCTTCTGAAAATATTGATAATATTTTGAAAGAATATTTTGAAATCTTACAGTCTACGATAAAAAACATCCCAGACAACAAAAGTGAAATATCGCGACTTGAAAAACAGATTGAAACATTAAAACAGAAACGTGAAAAAATACTGGAATACAATTTGGATGGCAAAATATCTGATGATGAATTTATTTCAAGAAATAAAGAATATGTAAAACAGATAAAACAGACAGAAAGCCATATTCGAGAACTACAAAATATTAAAAGTCCAGAGCCAGTAGAAATACAATTAAGTGCTATTAAAGAACAGTTAGAAAAGTTCAAAGGCGTTACTCCAAAAGACATTAACAGGCAGATTGTCAATGAACTTTTTGAAAAAATTACCGTGGAACCGTTGGCGGCTACATGTGCAACACTGACATTTCAATTAAGGTCTGGAAGCCTTGAAAAATGGGGGTTTCCCTTGCGTTGTTCTGACGATATGATTTTAACTCTACATTCAGAACAACACAAGATATTTAGTAGGAAAACTTGCATTAAGACACAAGATATGGTATTTTTCAAATATAAGTACCTTTTAGCACTATAAGAGAAAAAATGGGAGTGGAATCAATGATACATACAGCTTATGACGTAATGAAAGAGTTTTTAATCACGGATGCAGACCTTGATTGTAAGTACGGAATCCCGAAAGTTCCAAAGACCTTTATCCATCCTGGAAAAGATACCGTAGACTTTGCGGAGAGCTTCATCCGGAAGATTAAGAACCATCGGGAACTTGATGTAAATTTCTATGTGGATGATGTACAGTTTCAAAGATTATGGAATCAGCCAGACAAGTATATGGAGCATTTAAAATGTTTTCATGCAGTCATTATGCCAGATTTCAGCATATCGGTTGGCAAGAATGGAATGCCGTTAGCTATGTGCCTGTGGAATAAATACCGCAATCATGCATTGTCTCACTACATGATCTTGAATGATATTCCAGTAATTCCGAACGTAAACATATTACCAGAATACTGTTGGGACTGGTGCTTTGATGGGCTACCAGAGGGAAGCACAGTTGCCTGTTGCACCAATGGAAGAGTAAAGAGCAAGGCAGCACGGTTGGAGTTTTGCGTTGGTTTCAAGGAAATGGAACGCAGATTGAAGCCGCTGCGAGTTATCATTGTTGGAAGAATCCCGGAAGAATTGGAAACAGACACGGAAATTATAAACTTTGAAACCAGGAATCAGAAGATTAACAAGGAGTGCGTGAATGGGAACAACGACTGATAATTACCAGAGAAAGAAGAAACTTTCCAAGTCCCAAATGAAGAGGACGGAACGTTTAGAGAAATCATCCTACAGAAGATATGGAACACGGAAGAAAGAAGGATTAAACAAATTGTGAATTTTGAATTATTTGGAACTTTACGCTATAGAAATATTTGTGCAAAATTAAAATTTAAGTGGTAACTAGAAAATGCGAGATTTTTTCTGGTTGCCACTTTTTTCTGGATTTCCTTGATTTTTTGTTGCCAAAATAATGTTAGAATTTAGGAATCATCCACAAGTTAGTTGCACTATTGAAGTTTTGAACAACTGCGGTTTTCCATTGCCACAAAATCAACCAGGGGCAGCACCGGGAGCCGATACCGCGCCAAGCTGATGAAGCCGTGACGATTCCGGGAATGATTGAATATCAACAAAGACGACAGCCAGCCGTAGACCTGGCAGACCAGAACCAACCGCCCACAGATAATAGGCCATAGCAACAAGTAACATATAACGTGGCGTTAAAATACAATAATACTCTTGCAAAATAAGCCTTAAATAGCTTGTAACGTATTTAGCCTATACTTTATTGACTACGATTATAAAACGCCTTAAAATGGCAAATACAGCGCCATACAACAATAATTGATATATAGCCCGGACAGCTGCGACAGATCACCGGGAAGCCTGGACAAGTCACGCACATAAGCGGACAAAATGCACCAATTTACACGGTACGCAAATAAAGCATAGCCGCACATAGCTATACAAGGCTATTATATACCTATAGCCGCAGACAGTCAATAAACCATGCAAGACAATAAAAAGCGTTTTAAAGGCTTATAAGCGGCTTAAAATGTAAATGCTGAAAAATCCCCATTAACAGAATAAAAAACGATTTACGGATAAAATAGCGCGTTAATTGATTGACTTATTATATTAACTTTGCAAGGTGCATCTGGCAGAATGCCAAAAACCGCTTGCACGCCGTGAACGTGCCGCCGGACTGGAAACCGGAAAGCGGTAAAAAATCAATCAGTTATACCTAAATATTCCATAGTTTTTTTATCAATCTCTTTCCCAGTAATAGTCGGGGAATAAATACTTTCTAAAAATGCTATGTAATTGTCTAGCTCATCAACAGAAAGTGTTATTAATTTATTAAATATTTTATCACTCATGTTTTTATCTTTCTTCCCTTCACCCTGGGAGCCAGGATATAAAAAGACGCGCCCTATTATTTAAAGTCATTTTTGTAACAGCTGGAAGACTGCGGAAAAATTCCCGGCGGTCGTAATCATCTTTAATATTGAATTGTCTGTCGCTTGTGGGGATGATCTCGCTCCCGATAAGCTCCATACAGGAAAGTTGTAAACAGTCCACATTTTTCGTCGATCGGTGCAAGGCGTACCGCATTATAGACCTTTTACCATCCCGGCGCTTTACCGAGGGCATATCCCAATAAGCTAATTTAATAGCTCCATCGGAAACAGCCTTGAAGATTTCCATTGCTTCCTTTTCAGATTTTCTGTTGATCGTATCAATTACGGAGAAGTCGCCGCTTTTTATGGCGGTGATTGTTTGCGCTTGCGTGGCTTTCATGATTGTTACCATTTTAAAGCCCTCCAAAAGTTTTATTTTTCTTGTAACATTTGTTCCAAAAATCAACGACTTTTTCCGCTTCTTTTTTTGTACTGCAAATATTCGCGGAAGTAATGCCGGGGATTTGCAAGGAAAATAATAAATTATCAGAGCTTGAGACTCGAAGAACAGACGCAAAGTTTTTATTGTTTGTGCGTGTTGAAATTGCTATATAATGATATTTCATGTTTTAGAACTCCATTTGATTAGGAAAACAGGCGAGAAAGCCCCGCCCGGAAATTGTTTATTTAATTCAAACAAGCGTTTATTTTCTCTTCCAGATGCGGGAACGCTTTACAAATTTCTTGCACGCTGTCGGCGTAATAATCGCCTACAATATCACCAAAAATCTTGATATTTCCAGAGTAAAAACACCCTAAATCATTAAACCAGATATCAAGCCCAGTTGCCTGCTCCTTTTTGTCATTGTACCACATGTCAATTTTTATCATGTTTTTAATCCTCCTGATTTTATTTTAAAGACTTCCGGGGAAAGTTCCCCGGATTGATATAAAAGTTAGTTATTTATGCCTTTTTTGCGTGTTTTTCAAGTTCTCTGTACAGAAGATACACGGCTCTTTTTTCTGCCTGTTCATCTGTAAATTTTTCTTTTTCTGTTTCTGTCTCGTCCAGGAGATCGCCGAGAAAATCAACAGCACTGTTTAAAAAAATATCGTTAGAAACTGGAAAAGCTGACGGTAAGCCCTGCATCCAATCCATGAACAAATCAGCTTTACTAATTCTTCCGGCTTTGTATCTGTTATCAAACTGTAATTTTTCAATGTAAAACATGTTCATAATATCTTTACAGATATCGTTGTACTCTGTTTTCATTGTGGAGCCGTCAAATGTATAATATTCCTCGGCTGCTTCGTAGCTGTCCATGATAACCTTTTTAATTCTGTTCATAACTTCTTTTGAATTTGTTTTTAACATTGCTTTTTACCTTCTCCCCTGTTATAATAGGGTTGCCTTTCTTTTTAGTTTGGTGCTGGCTGTTTGTCTCGGTAGGATGCAGCCAGCTTTTTATTTTGTTTAGGAACTAGAATTTTTCAATTAATCGGTGCCGTTCCTTATGTCCTCATTGGCTTGAGTGGTTCGGGCGGTTCCGGTTGTTTGTTTCTTTTGTTCCTTTGTTGATGTAATTATAATATCACTAAAATTAGAGAATGTCAACATATAATTCACAAAAAATAGAGAAAAATATTCTTGACAATCAGCATTAAAAAAGCTACATTATATATAAAGTAAAAGATTAGGAGGAAAACAAATGTTACAATATAAAATTAATGTTATAGAAGAGCTTGCAAAAGTCGGTATAAATACCACAAAAGCTAAAAATACAGGGCTTTTCGGACAGGCTACAATGCAAAAATTTAAAAAAGGAGACACAACGATTTCTTTAGACAATTTGAATAGACTTTGTGCCGTTCTTGAAATGCAACCTAGAGATATTATAAAATATGTTGAAACAGACAACGATAGAGAAAAAATAATCTCTAAAATATGTGAATAAAATATTGACAATCACTAAAAATAGAGATATAATAATACTTGTAAGGAACAAAGAACCTTATAAACCACAGAAAGGAGAAAAAATGGAGAACATGACAGACAAACAGTTACAGTTTATTGCTTGGTTGATCACAACAGCAACAGACAAATGTGAAACCATTGAGGAAGTCCGAGAAATGAACAACGAAATCCGTAAGCACTCAGCCGGACTGCTCAAAGAAACCACGAAGGAAAACGAATAACCAAAAGGGGCGAACAATCGCCCCACCCAAAAGAAAAAGCCCTTGGAAATCATCCCGGGGCTTTTAAAATGCTTATTCATGGCGGCGTAACGACAATCGAGGGGTTAACAGCCCCACCGCCGAAGCTGTTAAGATATTAATAGCACAGGTTTTTAATTTTTGTCAAGGAAAATATTTTTTATTTTTGGCTTGACTTTCTGGAGAACTTACAGTAACGTTATTATCAACGACGGTCGCGGGAACTCATGGAGGGGTAGTTATTGCAAAATCGTTTGCACCTGAACAAAATAAAGTAGCAGTTAACAAGCCAGATCAGCCAGGTATTGAAGCTCGGTAAGGTCTGGCTTTTATTATGTTTAAATATATTATATATAATATATCTTTTACCCCTCCATAGATTCTTAAGACTAGAGTTTATTAAAAGATATGCTATACAGTACCGTATAATAATATATAAGATATAAATATAAATAAAGATTATAATATAATACCCTAAATATTATTTATTAATTACTGACAAAATAATGGGCTTTATTTTATGCAAAATTAAATTTGACAAGATATTAAAAACTGTGTTAAGGTATCAGCAACAAAGAAAACAGAATATTTTTTTAATTTGAGTTTTAGAGAATGTACCCGAACACCCGGAAGCCTTCCGGGAATAAGCTTTACCTGGTGACATTCTCTTTTTTTATTTATAAATTAACGTGTTAAAGTGAGGTGATAATATGAAAGATAATACAGTAAATGTACAAGACGTAGATATCTATTTAGATAATATTAATATATATGCTGATGAATATATAAATACTGTATTATGTATATCACCAGATAACGAAAACTATAAGAAAGAAGTATCAGATAGCTTTGTAGATATGATTTTTTATATTGCAGATCATATACAAAAGCCAAGTAATGACAATATAGAGCTATTAGATAAAATGTTTAATACTTATGTGAGATTATGCAGTAAATATCATGTATTACCAACATTAGAAGTATTTAGCTTTTTAGTTGGGATTAATCGTACAACGTTTACTGACTGGATGAATGGGGAGTATAGAACAAACTCAGCGCATGGTAACACGGCTAAAAAATGGTTTGATATTTGCAAAAACTGTGCAATTAATAGACTGCATAACCAGACCGGAACAAATGCGAATTTGATATTTGTTGCAAAAGCAGCCTATGGCATGGCAGAAACGGCACCAGTACAAGCAACACAACAGTACGGCGTACCACAGCAGACCGCGCAGCAGATCGCAGAGAAGCACAAAGCCGCTTTACAGCTTCCAGAGATGGAAAAGCCGGAGTTATAGCAGTAAAAATACTATATGTTGTGATTGCGAGAAAACGGATTCTATATCTAGTGATACGTAATGTTTAAATAGGATACACCCTAAAAAGACATTTTATAAAACACTGTTTTTTGTGCAATATTACAATAGATTTTGCATAGCATTCCCTTGACCACTTCCGAAGGCTTACGACAAACAGCGACCAGGCAAGGGCAGCGGGTCCCATGGGGCGGCGGGCTGACTTGCCAGCGTCCGCACTGGATGACCGGGAGGGGGTATATATAAAACCTTATACAGGCTGAATGAGTAACCCGAATAAAGAATCTATTGTGTTTTGTCCTACATATATAAGGAATGATGATATGACAAAAGGAAGGCCAACTACAGACCCAAAGGGCGATTCAATAAGAGTTCGAGTAAATGATGATATGAGAATGCTTCTTGAAAAGGAATCTCTTCGATCTGGAAAAAGTATTTCACAAATTATTAGAGATTTGATAATGAGTTATTTGATCTAGAAATGGAATCACACAGATAAGGAGGACGCCCTAAAGTGCAGCCTCCCATCAAAAAAGAGAACCATTAAGGCTCTCTTTTCAGATCATTGCTATTAAATTTTACTATGATATCTGGAAATGCTTCAACAGAAATTTGACAACCAAGAAAGTCAAGGATGGCTATAAGTTCATAAGCAGAAAGAGTTTCTCTGGAAAACTTGTTAGCTAGTGCTTGTGGTGAAGTTCCTAGATGTTCAGCAACTTGAATATTTGTAATTTTTTTCATTTTCATTATTTGCTTAATTTTTTGAGATACCATATAAACACCTCCTACTCACATAATAAACGCAAATGTTATAAAAATCAATTAAAATTCACTTAAACGTGTAATTTACTATTGAAAACACACACATTATAGTGTATAATTGTTTTATAAAGAAACAGGAGCGTGTATATATGAAAGTAGGATATGTAAGAGTTTCAACAGTAGATCAAAATGAAGCAAGACAGATTGAAGCAATGAAAACAGATGGTGTTGAGAAAATTTATATGGATAAAAAATCTGGGAAAGACTTCAATCGTCCAGAGTATCAGAAAATGATTGCTTCTCTTCAAAAAGGTGACATTCTGGTAATCCATTCGATTGACCGACTTGGAAGAAACTACGAAGAGATTATTGCTGAATGGAGAAGAATCACAAAAGAGATTGAAGCAGATATTATTGTACAGGATATGCCGTTGCTTAATACTACGCAAAACAAAGACTTGACAGGAACATTGATCGCAGACATAGTTTTGCAGCTTCTCTCATATGTAGCACAAAGAGAAAGAGAAAATATTCGGCAGCGACAAAAAGAAGGCATTGCAATTGCAAAAGTCCAGGGCAAATATAAAGGTCGTGCCAAAAAAGAGATAGATAAGGAACTTTTCAACGAAACTAAACGTAGCTGGCAAAGAGGGGAAATAACAAAAGTACAATTTGCCGAGATTATGGGAGTTTCAAGAAGCACGCTATATAAACTTTTAGAGGGTGATAAAAATGATTGATTTCACAAATAAGTGCATTGTTACAGAAAACAATGTTGAATCAGAACAGTTGCTTAAAAAAGCAATAGCTCAAGGGTTCAACTTGCCAAAAGGCCAAAAAGCAATGGAATCACATAGATATTTTCATTTTATTGGAAGTCCATATAAACATGTTGTGGCTCCTTATGAAGTAAGTTCGAGTGATTTCAACAAAGCGGTTAGATATTCGGAGTTGTTTGGTGATGAGCAAGAAGAGCTAAGAAAAATTGTTGATTCAGCTGCAAGATGGTGCCGGGCATATGGGTATGAACATTTGAATGTATATGCAAACGAAGAGCTTGAAAGCTATACAGGAAAAGCCATTGCAAAGACAACAGACAATATCATACAGCGTGTTGATGTTGAAATAAAGAAACCACGTAAACTGACTGTTTCAGAGTTGGAAGCATATTTAGGATATCCAATTGAAATTGTAAGTTGAGGTAAGTGCTCATGAAACCAAACCCACAATCCGAATCCATCCGCATCCGATTTTCCGAAAAACAGAAAAAAAGGCTCCTGGAAGAGAAGAACCGAACAGACAGGAGTGTATCGGATATTGTAAGACGGGCAGTTGATGAATATTTTGGGAGGAAAAGACGTGCTTAAATTTTTTTCAAAAAATAAAAAAGGCGTTTCAGTTCCAGAAGAATACGAAAAGAAATTCCCGAATGCAGATACCAAACGCATAAGGAAAGACAATATAGTTGTTCATTCGAGTGGAATATGTGCAGATGGGAAATTTTACAACACAGAAAATGCAGAAAAGATATTTACCGATAATATTGACTGCGACCATTACGGATATACATGTTATTCAGAAAAGACTTATTTTTTAACAGCAAAGGGAAATTGGTTTTCAGCATTTACAGTTATTAATGGCTATAGAGAAGAGAACCAAGAAGAAAATACAATAACAACGTGGGTACATATTGCTTATGGCTCTTTGCAAGTTGAAGACAAAGAAAATATAAAAATATTATTGGGAAGGAAAGACATTGACCTTTACAAGAAATATTTCGGGGAGGTAGAAGAGGGATGATGAATTATTTTTTATACAGTATTGAGAATGCTGTCCGTTCATGTGAAAAAGAAGAGTATATTCCAAGAGATGCTACTGGAATACTTAAAGTACAAAACGGAGAAGTATTTTCAAAGGAAAACGGAGAATGGAAAAAGTTATCCATGCTATACGTACCAATAAGTGATAATAAGGATAGTTTTCCAGAATCTCCCATTGATACAGCGTCCATGATTATCAATGCCACAGTAACTTGCGAACTACCAAATGAAGGTATTCCACTTTCCCCACTATTGAAACAAAAAACATGGGAAATTCCAAAATACAACATTCTACAGTTGGAAGAGATTGCGAAACACCTTCTTCTCTACTGTAAAACTAAAAGAAAGGGGTACGAAGATGCCGATAGTAAAAATCACAAACCCCAACCCCTATGATTGGCGTGGAACAAAATGTTTTATTGATGGGAATAAAGTTCCGAATGTACGATCAGTTGATTTCCATGTGGCAGTATATGGAATACCCGTGGTTAAATTTGAAATGATGGAAGTTCCAGATATTGAAATGGAGTGCCTAGCACAAATTAGTGCCACTTCTCAATCAATTACTGACGCAATTTCAGTTTTAAGGCACGAACTGCTACAACACGGAGAAATTTACAATGGATTCAAAGCAAGCCTAAAATCGGCTTTAGAATCCTACAATTACTGTGGAATGCCATTTGAGCCAGAAGAAGAGATTGCAGAAAAGATTTTGAATTTCTTAATTGGGGAGGAAAAAGGAAATGAATGCACTTAATGTAATCGGAACAGCTGTAAATCTTGCATTTTTCGTTCTGGTTCTTGCTGGAACTTTAGCCATACTGGACGAAGAAGGAAAGACAAACGTAATACAGATTTTATTCTGCATTTGTTTAGAAATATGTTTCGCACTTAATATTTTTTTAATCTGCACGAGGTGACAAATGTATTTACCGATTCCAATTGGAATTATCCCGATTGAGTTAATCGAAAGGGTTAAATTCATAAAAGCGCCGCTTTGACTTAATCCATGTAGGTTCGGGAAAGCCTATGAAAGTGATAAGTCGAGGCATCCAGAGTAGCGTAAGCTCTTATTGATGAATACGCCAGGAATTATTGAATATTTAGAAAAAGAAAATTTCCCTCCTGGAAAAGAGTAATCAGTAAGAGCGGAAAGTTTATATACTTGTTTAGCTTAATATCACGACTTCCCCGGTTTTAATGGTGCGCCGGGGTTGATGGGCTATCGCCAAACGGTTAAGGCACAGCACTTTGACTGCTATATTTGCTGGTTCGAATCCAGCTAGCCCAGTTTGCGGTTTTGTTAATTCCGCAAGTGTTCTTTTTGAAACACTTTTCACTCCGGTCTTCTAGCCCAACGGGGCTGATTAAAGGGGCTTCAAATGTCCCGGAAGACTTTCTGAAATCTAAAAGCGTTTCAGAAAACCTTTGTTGCGGTTGGCGGTCAAGAACTGCAACAGTGCCGGATTGTTTGTCATGGCGGTCAAATAATTCGGTATCTTAGGAAGCTTAGTTCAGCGGTAAGAGCAACGACCTCATAAGCCGTAAGTCCTGGGTTCGAATCCCAGAGTTTCCACTTCTTCTAAATGCCATTCATCCGTAATATGGGTGGAAAAAACTTCCAGTTGAGCGTGTGGATTAGGTGAATTTAGGTGCGATACGGCGTAGCTTAAATGGATCTGATTTCCCGGCTGGTATATCTCTGAGTTAAAAATATTAACGCAGCGCACGTTAATAAAAGGAGTTTTCAAGAGATACCGTCCAAAGACGCATAAAAATATCCAGTGAATCTACAGTACTAAAACTTGTAGATAGTGGAAAGCATAACACGATAAACCTATTGCTAACCCGGTTTTTCCGGGTTCTGGCAGGATAGAGAAGTGGAATCTCACATGGCTCATATCCATGAAAACGACGGTTCGAATCCGTCTCCTGCAATTAATAAAAACTTGGAGGAAAAATATGACAGGTAGCGAATATCAGAAATTAGCAATGAGAACAAATGATGGTAAAGGAAGTGAACGACTTTACAAGAAACTGTTCACAGGGAAAGTTGAGGATTTCCATATAACAAAAGACTTAAACGATATGGGTGGTGTTCTGAATGGTTGTTTAGGTTTATCTGGAGAAACAGGAGAAGTTCTGGACATGGTTAAAAAATGGGTATTCCATGAAAAAGAACTGGATAAAGAGCATTTAAAGAAAGAAATCGGAGATGTAATGTGGTATGTGGCTATGTTATGCGAGAGCTTTGGTTTTGATCTTGATGAAATTTTACAGATGAACGTAGACAAGCTCATGGCAAGATATCCAGAAGGTTTCGATACTGATAAGGCAAATAATAGAAATCCCGGAGATATTTAATTTAAACTTGAAAATCATCCCAGTTCTTTTGAAAAGAACTGTCCGTGACAGGCGGTAAAAGAAACATAGCTCAGTGGTAGAGCAATGATACTGAATATCATGTGACACAGGTTCGATTCCTGTTGTTTCTATCTGGCAAATTGCCATTGCCAGAAGTTGCATTTTCCCCCTTAAAGTTCCAGTGTTTCTCGTTGGGAGATTTATGCCGTTCAAGTCGGCACACTGGATTTTGAATGTGAGGTATAAGAAATGAGAAAACCGATTATTTTATACATTGCACCTACTAGAAGAGATACAGAATTGTTTTTACGTAAAACATTATTCCAAATTAAAAATGAACTTGTTCTGAAAACTAATTTTTCAACTAAAACTATTGAAACAAAAGATTACATTTTGAAAGCAATTGCTATTGCGGATTATCACATTTCACACGGACTTTATCCAATAAAATATTTTCTGCAAAGCGAATGTACATTTGCAATGCGAATATCATTTATTTCACCTATGTTTTTTGCTTTACAGACTATAAAAGACCATTTTTTGCCATGTACACAGGAAATTAACCAAGAACAGCTTATTAGTATTCTTAACGGAATTAATGAGGAGAAAAAATAGTTATGGAAATTAATTGCAAAACCTGTAGAAAACATGATGACTTCACATGGGTTTGTTTCAATGGTGATAGCGAATATTGCGCAGACTTTACGGAACCAGAATGCTGTTGTGAGTTTTGGAAGGAAAAGAAGATGGAAAACAAGGAGGCATAGTACCGATGAGTGAACTTTCTGAACTTATAAATAGAGGTGGTTTAATCGATGATTTTAGGATAGAAAAATCCCAAGATGAGCCACCTGTAGAACCAATAAAGTTAGCTGTTTGGTTAATTAACAGAGGGTTAAAAGAAGGTATTCGCCTGTATGGGAATAATGACCTTAGAAAACTTGCAAATTACTTACTGATTTACTGTGGTGATGAAAATGATTGAGGTATATGGGAAAGAAATAAAAGATGAATGTTCCAAGTGCGGAAACATTCTTGAATGCGAGTTATTCAGGCAAGGGCATGGAATAAAACAGGAACGTGAAAATGTAGCAAAGATGATCGAGTGCCAAATGAAGCACAGGGAGAGGAGGGAATTTGAATGCTAAATTTACTTGATAAACGCAATTGCCCTGTTTGCGGTGGAATATTGAAATGTGAAAATGCCGATTTCACAAACCCTTTTATAGAAAAATGACTCTTTTTAAATGTGACATGGCAATGCACCAATTGCGGCGCTGAATATACTGCAAAACTTGAATTAACACCAAACGGATATGAGGTGCAAGACCGTGAAGCACATATTGATGTAGAGGATAATTTTTCAGCCGAAAAATTTATGCTTGGAAGAGACAATTTTCGAAGACAGAGGTGGTAAATATGAAATTTGAGGATATGGCAAACTGGACAGAAGAACAGTTGAAAAATGAAGTTGTTCGTTTGGCTGATGAATGCGAGAAAAAACAGCATATAATCCTGGACTATAAAGCTTTATCGGAGACACTTAACCAAAAGCTTCTTGAAAATGATAACTGGAAGATTCCGATTGATGGAATTGAAAATGTAGATACTGGTCATCCATCTATAGAATGGTATGAACAACGACACCAGGATGACTGTATTAGAATCAACGAGTTAACTGTTACTGTTGACACATTGGTTGACCGATACGCTAATTTAAGGAAAAACAAAGGGATATGCTGATATGGGCGAAAAGGAAGAATTAAAGCATTTCTTTACATGTAATGGTGAAGTGATTGAATAAATACCAGAGATTTCAATTTCGGATGGTGCTTTTGTTATCGAAGGCGGTATTCTTCACAGAAATGAGGACGGTACACTTTGTAGCATAGGAAAGCCGTTAAGTATTGAATTTGAATGTAAATTAAGTGATGAACTATTTTGGACACTATTTGCCCCAAATCGAATAAACAAGAACAATTTCCGTAAAATGCATGGCATTCCGAAACGGAGGAAAATTAATGGATCAAGAAAAAATAAGCATTGAAGAAGCCATGAAAATTGGTTTTAAGAAAATACCAAATAACTGCTTAAAAATGAATAAAAAGCCAAAATTTAGACAAATTGCTGGAAGAAAAGGGAAACGGAAATTTGATAATGTTTTTAAATCTGTTGCGCGGCGAATGATAAAAAGGGCAGCCAAAGAGGGAAGACCAATAAAGCATAAAAGAAATAGAAAGGTAAATAAATGAGCATTAAGTCAGCATTAGAATCCGAAGGAATAGATTTTTTTGAATACATGAACCCACCCGAACCGTGGAATGGACAGGCATTATTGAGGAATATCAATGGAGTGAAATACGCCTGTTGCCCTTTTTGCCAAAAGAAAGCACTTCTGATTAGCCCAAGCACGAAGATTCAGCACTTGAAGTTAAAATGCAAGGGTAGCAACTGTAAGAAAGAGTTCGAGGTGAATGTATGAACACAAAACGGATTAAATGTATTTTGACAGGTGGATGCAAGTTCAAAAGTTCGGATACAGAATCGAAATGCAATGATAAAGAAAAGACTTGCACCATTACAGAAACTTGCTACAAATGTGGGAAGAAGTACACTGCCGTATTTACCTACAAACAATTAGGGATTCCAGTGAGGTGAATGTATGAATTGGTTTAAAGAAAAATGTTCCCACCTATATGAGGAAATTGGGAAATGCTATGACAGAATAGATTACGGAAATGGTACTCATATAAATGCTTATATTGTAAAAAAATGCAAAATATGCGGAAATATTACAGCCAAGACTGTATATTCAAATGAATTTACAAGGTATACATCTCCTGTAAGAGTTGATGATTGTGTAAAAAAACTGATAGCTAAAGGATATGTTGACAAGGTTGATTTCTTTTTGGAACACGAAAATGATAATATACCGTGGAAATAAATGGAGGTCTATTGAGTGAAGAAGGCAAGAAAAATATGTTGGATAATTGCGAATTTTATTATATTCAAGTGGGTAGCAGATTATTTGATAGCCACAATTCAAATAATGGTTGAAAATCATTGGGGATTTTCGGCAGTACCATTACTGTTTATGGCAGTATTCGCAGAGTGGAAAGTAATTGAAAATATTTTTTCAGAATTAAAAAGATGATTTTATCAAGAAAGGATATGTATGACAAAACAAGAAGCCGTAGTAATTGAAACCTATACAGGAATTTGTATGCTTACAGGGGATGACCGAAAACTTGCATACGAATACGCAGAAAAACTTTTAGGTCATCCGATATATACACATGAATTTCCAAAATATGCTGACAAGCTGAAAGAACTTAGTAAGTCAGATTTTATTGAAATTTGCAGAAAGTTAAGTGATTAAATTGTATGGTTCAAATTAAGAAACATTCCGTGTATACATCCATAACCAGATGGATTAGAAAATTGTAGATATTGTGAAAAATATAGTTTTGAAAAATATTTAGAATACAAAAAACAAAAAGAAAAGTCAAGAGAGCCACATGAGAGCCAGACTAAATCCTAAAATGAAAGGAGGTCTGGCTTTTTTTATGCAAAAATTCACAGAAGGTTCGCTTGAATGGTATCGGACGGTCCTAAATCAGATTATCAGTAGCGACATGACAATCTATCAAAATCAAAAAGATTGCCTTGATTTGCTCTTAAATATGAATATTGACCTTCCTTTTGACAAGAACCAAGAAGCACGTAAAATGGCTATGAAAGTAAGTCAATACTCACATAACATAGCAGAGAAGTGTGCTGCATTAACTGGTAGTGGTGACTTTGATGATATCTATTGGCAGTATTTATTACTGGAAGCGCAGAATTATCAAGTAGACAGTGGATTGTTATATCTTGAAAAAAATCGTATTCCAAAAGAGCGTTTTTACGAACCAAGAAGAAATGTATTTATGCAGCATAATATTATAGGTTCACTTCAAGACTTGATGGATGACAAACTGGATATATTTGCATTGAGCGTACCGCCAGGTTGCGGAAAATCTACGCTAGAAGATTTCTTTCTTTCCCTGGTCGGTGGATGGTTCCCAAACGATTTTAACCTGTCATCCGCACACAGTAGTATTTTGACACGTTCCCTTTATGATGGTGTTCTGGAAATTATTAATGATCCAGTAGAATATACGTGGAGTGAGATATTTCCAAACATTGATTTAAGTAAAAAGACAAGTAATGCAAAAGAAACAACTGTAAATCTTGAAAGAAATGGTCGTTTCAAAACATGGACATTTAGATCAATTGATGGTTCTTTGACTGGTGCTACACGTTGTAACAGATTTCTTACAGCGGATGACCTTGTGTCTGGTATCGAAGAAGCATTGAATAAGAGCCGACTTGATACATTATGGACGAAAGTAGTAAATGATCTTCGCTCACGTAGACTTGAGGGATGCAAGGAATTTTACATTGCCACCAGATGGTCTGTGCATGATCCTATTGGAAAACTTCAACAATTGTATGCCGGGAACCCAAGAGCAAGATTTATTGCAATACCGGCATTAACAGATGATGGAAAAAGCAATTTCTTATTCACTGTGAATGGATTTTCAGAAAAGTATTTCAATGACGCAAAAGAATCAATGGACGAGATTTCTTTTAACTGTCTGTATCAACAGAAACCAGTAGAACGTGAGGGATTACTTTTACCACCAGATAAGCTGAAAAGATTTTTCTTTGACAGAGAAGATGTTCCAGATGGCTGTACAGATGAATATGTGATTATGCCAAAAAGAGAGCCGGATGCTATTTGGTCTGTGTGTGATACAAAGGATAAAGGAACTGATTTTGAGTCTCTCCCAATTGCATACCAGTATGGAGATAAATATTTTATCCCAGATGTAGTGTTTGACGATAACACAGACTACGATATCTTGGATAAGAAAACAGCGGATATTTTGATTAGGCACAATCCGCATATGTCGCGTTTTGAATCAAATAATGTTGGAAGCCGTGTAGCACATAATGTTCAAAAACTTATTGACGGTAAATGCCGTACAAAAATTGAAACAAAAGTTACGACAACTAACAAAGAAACGAAAATTCTTGTCAATTCCAACTTTATAGCAAATCATTTTTATTTTTTGCACCAAAGTCAGTATAAACCAAAATCAGATTATGGCTTATTCATGGCAAATGTAACCACTTATACTACCAGAGCGAAGGTACTCCATGATGACGGAATAGATTCTTTAGCAATGCTATCTGATTATGTTCAGAATCCATTAGGAGGAACCGCAACAGCAACACAGAATCCACTTTGGGGAAGGAGATAAAATATGATGACTGCAACTCAATATTTACGACAGATTGAAAATTATGATAACAGAATCAAAAACAAGCTTATCGAAGAAGAACAGCTCAGTTCTCTTTCCACAAGTGTATCTGCAATTCCTGTTGGAGAAAAGGTACAAACTTCTGTAAAACGTGATCCGATGGGAGATATGGTTGCAAAGATATTTGATCTGCGAGAAGAGATTTCAAAAATGATATCCGAATTTTTACAAAAAAAACAGGAAATAGTCCGAACCATAGAACAGGTTGAAGACCCGTTGCTGTACAACATACTATTTAAGCATTATGTTGAGTACAAATCATTGGTTCGTATCGCAGATGAGATGGGATATTCTGAAATACATATTAAGAAAAAACACTTAAAAGCTTTGGCAGAAGTAAAAAAGATAAAAGGTTTTGAAAGATGATACCGAAGTATACTGAATGATACCGCCAATATGTGTAAAATATAAAGTAGAGCATTGGATTAAAATATCCAGTGCTTTTTATTTTTCAGAAAGGATGGTTCGGCTCGTGAGAAATACAATGAATTTTGTAGATTTATGCCGAGGTGAGTTCGGGCGAAAAGTGGCCTACACAGGCGTTGACCGAATCACTCCACAAAATGTAGTAAAAGTAGTATCAGATACAATTGGCATACATAATAGAAACCGAACATTAATTGATTACTTGTATCGGTACATGAAAGGCGATCAGCCGATATTATACCGAAACAAAATAGTCCGTCCAGAAGTTAATAACAGAGTGGTTGAAAATCACGCGTTTGAAACTGTAAAATTTAAAGCTGGACAGATTTGTGGGGAGCCAATTCAATATGTATGTAAAAAGAAAAATGCAGATGAAAAAATAAATGAGCAAGTTGACCTTCTGAATGACTATTTGGATGAAGCCAATGCAGATGCAAGAAACATCCAAAGGGCAATATACCAGAGTGCAACAGGAACTTCTTATAAGGCTATTCTGAAAGAAGAGGACTGGACAGAAAACGGAGATTTACCACCGTTTAGAATTTTCATCCCATATCCAGGTGATTGTTACATTGTATATTCGCAGAGAAACGGGAAACCAATGCTGTCCGTTCAGATTTTAAAGGATGAAGACGAACAGCAATATTATTTATGTTATTCAAAGAACCAGTTTTTTGAAATCAAGAATGGAAAAGTAACCAACTACGGCATCAATGGTTTTGGCGGGATTCCTATTGTTGAATGCCCGAATAATCACGACAGACTATCAGACGTTGAAATTGCAATCACCTTATTTGATGCAATCAACAAATACCAGTCTGATAGATTAAATGGCGTGGAACAGTTTGTGCAAGCCTTTATGAAATTTAAAAACTGCGAGGTAGACGAAAACGAGTTTTTGAAAATGGTAAAACTTGGTGCTATCTCTGTTAAAGACACTGGAAATGGCTGTCAGTCGGATGTTGAACTTATGACCGCTGAACTGAATCAATCAGAGAGCCAGGTTGCAAAGGATGATATCTACAATAATATGCTGATTGTGGAAGCAATGCCAAACCGACAAAGCAATAGCGGAGGAGATACAGGAAATGCCGTATACCTTCGTAATGGATGGGACTTCGCAGAGAGAGATGCAAAATTGGTAGAAGCATTCACCAAGGAAGCCGAAAAGGAATCTGCTAGAATTATTCTGAATATTATCCGTGGTACATCAAATGATGTTAATATCTCAACTCGAGATTTCGATGTAAAGATAACCAGAAACCCAACAGACAATATGCTTGTAAAAGCACAAGCACTTGATTATCTGTTCAAAAATAAAATCCATCCGCTTATCGCACTGATTACTTGTGGGCTATTTAGTGATCCGCAGAAAGTCTACGAAATGAGTTTACCGTATCTGGGAACTATTTACCCGGAACTGGCAGACCCGGAAGCGGAAATGAAGAAAGCTCAACAACTACTGGATGAAAAATTTCAGAATCCGTCCAAAACAGAACCAATGGCAAATTCTCCATCTAACGAAGAATGAACCAAATTTCGATTATTTAAGGAGTTTTAGAGAAATCTAAGGCTTCTTTTTTAATACCCAAAATCAAATAAATTGCAACAGCCCGTGAGCGTAAATCGGGTACAGACCATGTGCGGAGCGAACCGTGTTGAAAAAGCGTATTGGACTGGAAGAAAGGAGATTTCAATGACAAGAGAACAGGCAAAACAGGTACTTATCGGTATGGGAGTTGCAGAACCTTCCGAGGAACAGGTTTCTAAGCTTCTTGATTCTATTTCTGCTGAAACTAAGAAAGAGAAAGACAAAAATGTTTCTCTGAAGGAAAAAGCTGAAAAAGCAGATTCCCTGGAAAAAGAGTTGGAAGAGTTGAAAAAGCAGAACATGACCGAAGCAGAACGGCTAGAAGCTGAACGCAAGAAAGAAAAGGAAGCAGTGGATAAGGAGTTAGCTGATTTGAAAGCTGCGCTTGCAGAATCCAACAAAAAAGCCCTTACCAGTGAAATTACTTCTATGTTCGCAAATGCAGGACTTTCAACCGAAACATACGCGAGTGCTATTAAAGCATACGCATCTGCATTGTATGAGAAACCAGAAGATGCAATGAAAGAAGTCGAAACTTTTGTTAAGGGAGTTTCCGAAGCAAATAAAACAGCACTTGATACCGCAAAAGCAGCTTGGGAGAAAGAAGCATTGGAAAATACTCCTAATCCAGGAGGCGGTAGCGGCGGCAAACCTACAGTAAAAAGTGATGCTGCTGAATTTGCAAAAGCTTACTCAGCAAAAAAGAACCAGGAAACTAAATCAGTGGACGGTAACGCCCCTGTAAATATTTAAGTAAAGGAGATATAAAAATGGCTTTTATGAAAACAGAGCAGTATGAGTCCACTCCAAATATTCTTGAATCCGAGGTCGGACTTGTACTTAAAACCTACACAGCAGATCAAACAAATGCTGAAACAGTTGGAACTAAGAAAATTATTAAAGCAGGTTCCGTATATCCAACAAATGCAACAGGCGCAATCGGCATTGTATTTGAAGATGTTGATATGACAGATGATACAAAGAGGCCAATTTCCGTGATCGTCGCAGGCCGTGTTCTCGAAAAAAGACTTCCAGTAACAGTTGACACTACTGCAAAAACAGAGCTTGAAAAATCCGGAATTGTTTTTGTAGTCACAGAAGACCCAGTATTTTAAGGAGGTATGACAAATGCCATTTAATATTTTGGAATCAATTACCCAAGAAGAAAGACTTAACTTTTCTCAGAATTTCAGCGTTAAAAGACCAGGTATTCTTGACACCATTTTCCCAGATACAAAAACCCAGTATCTGAAAGCAGAGTATTACAGACTTATGGCTGGACAGAATCTCCCGGAAGTTGCATTCGTCCACGCTCTTGATAGCGAAGCAGAAATCGGCACAAGACCTGGATTTGAAAAAGTCCTGACTGAAAAACTCTTCATTAAGAGAAAAATCAATCAGTCCGAAAACTTACGGCAGGCAATTGAAAATGGTGTGCCGGATAATGAAGCGCTGAAAAACTTTGTATTTGATGATGCAGCCAGACTGTTCGAGGGCGTTGTTACAAGAGCAAATGTTATGAAAGGACAGTTCCTTTCCACTGGTGCTGTAACAATCAAAGAGAACCATGTTGACATGGGAATTGACTATGGCGTTCCAGCAAGTGCAAAAGTAACGCTTACTGATTGGTCTAAGCCAGATGCAGATATCATGGGCGATATCCAGAAAATGGTAGCTGTAGCAGAAGGCAATGGCTATGTAGTAAACAAAGCTGTTACTTCTCTTAAAATGATTAACTACATGCGGAACAACACTGCAATGCAGACAGCTGTTCTGGGTGCTACAAATAAAAGGCTTCTCACAAAGCAGGAACTTGTAAATCTGCTTATGCAGGAATATGGAATCACAATTGATCGTTGTGATGAGAACTTTAATTTCAGAAAAGCAGATGGAACCCTGAAAACAGCCAGATACCTTAAAGAGGATGTATTTACTCTGTATGAAGCAGATGCTAACGGTTCTTTCGGTGTTGGCCTCTGGGGTGTGACACCAGAAGAGCTTGAATACAGACAGTTTATACAGGAAGAGAATCGTTCCTTTGTTACTCTTTCCATGTGGGCTACACCAGACCCAGTTGCAGTATGGACAAAAGCATCCGGTATGTTCGTCCCTGTTGTACCAAAAGCAAACGGTGGTATCGTGATCGGTACCAAAGCGGGGGAATAACCGGGCATAGTCTCGATGAAAACAGCCAGTCACCATCTGTAGCAAGTGTGAATGATACATCAACGCACAAGTATACAGAAAGCGAGTTGTCTAATATGACTGTATCTCAGTTAAGACAACTTGCAAGTGACAACGGCTATGCCCTGACAGCAACGAATAAGGCTGGAATAATATCAGAGATTTTATCTCAGCAAAGGTAGGTGATTAAATGGACGAACAGCTTATAGAAGATTTGACAAATTATCTTGAAGATGATGTAGAAACAGCGAGGATGATTCCTCTTTCAGCAGAGAGGGCTATTCGTTCATTTAAGAAGAAAAGGAATTATCCTTCATCCTACAGTGATGAGAAAATAAATTCCGATATGGAAAACTGCTATGATTGCATATTTGATTTGGCTCTTTTCTTTCTGGTGAAACAGGGAGCTGAATTTCAAGGATCACATTCCGAATCTTCTGTAAACAGAAATTGGACTTCCGAAACTGAAATTTATGTAAATCATGGTGTTTTTCCATTTATCGGATTCTAAGATGGTGTGTGCGTGATACGTCAATCCTCCCACGTATCGCAGGGGTGCTTCAAATTAGGTGGGTAGAAGCAATATCTAAAAAATGGGAGTGATGGAAAGGAATAGCGATGGGATGTGAACACGAGTGTATCAACGAACACCGCTTGCAAGAATTGGAAAGTGCCGTCCATGAGATGAAAGAAAAGCATTCCAAAAGGGATGAAGGCTTTTTTAATCGTATCAATGCGCTAGAACAGAAAATTGCTTTATACAACAACGATCTGGGACACATCAAAGATACAGTTGACGAAATGAACGACAATTTAAAAGCACTCATGGAAAAGCCAGGAAAATTACAGGACAAAATTATTGCTTATGTCATAACTGGCATAATCGGTATTGTTTTAGGCTTTGCCCTAAAAGGCATTTTCCCGGTGTAAATATTGATTCCACTACAGGGAGGACAGTGGAATGGATGATTATAAAGACTTTTCGGAAGATGAAAGAATCTTCTATTTGCGTGAAGCTGGATTTGATTCCAGAGAAAAGGAGTTATTCCGATTGCGTGTTTATGAAGAAAAAACGCTTGCAGAAGCTTCAGAAATCATGGGCTACAGCACGAGAACCGTAGACCGCATAAACAGAAAATTAAAGAAGAAAATTATGAAAGTTGCCCCGATGTATTGTCGGGGCTTTTCTTTGTATTCATAAAATGTGGCGTATTTATGGCGTTATCATGGCGTGTTAATCAACCTCTTATTATTGTAAAATATAGTTATAAAAACAAGGGAGGTTTGAGATATGCAGTATGGTAATCCGTATTTTGCGCAACCATTTCAACAAATACAGCCGTATCAAGATAGATTAGCACAATTGCAGAATAGTTATCAGCAGGCAATGCCATACGGACAGGCACAGATTCAGCAACCAATACAACAAATGCCACAAGTACCACAAATCCCCATGTTGCAAGGACAGATGGTTGATGGCATTGATACTGTAAAGGCAAAAGACGTAGATATGTCTGGGAACCCTGTCTATTATCCAAAAACTGACGGTACAGAAGTTTACCGAAAACAATTACAGGCAGATGGCAGAAGCCGAATTTTCACTTATAGACTTGTAAATGAAGGAGAACAACCAGAAAGCAATAACACAAATCAAGTTGATATTGTTTCGCTGATCAACCAACTTCGTGATGATGTTCATGCTGAAATTTCTGAAATTAAAGAATTATTGCCAATACAATCTGAACCGCCCAAGACACAGAAGGGAGGTAATCAGAGATGAATTTCAACCCAAACGCAATAATGAAACAAAGAATTCAGCAAATGATTTCTCAAAGGTTCGGAAGCGTTGATAATATGATGAACGATATGAGCAAATTTGCTGGAAATAATCCAACATTAAAAAATGCTCTGGATTTATACAAACATGGCGATACAGAACAACTACACCAAGTTCAGCAAAACATATTTAAAGAAAAGAATTTTTCTCCCGAAGGAATTTTAGAAAAATTTTTAGGGATGAAATAACTTCCCCATAATTGGGTGATTTAGAATCGCTACAATTTGGGATGACAGCCGCGGATGTCTCCTATTGTAAATAAAATTTAAGGAGACTAAAAACATGATGAATGGTTCAAATTATAGTCTTAGCGACATTGCAGCCGCTACAGGCTCTAATAACCGTGCAAACGACATGTGGGGCGGCGATGGTTTTTCCCTTATTTGGCTTGTCCTTATTTTCGCAATCTTTGGCTGGGGCGGTTTCGGCGGCTTTGGCGGCTGGGGCGGCAATGGTGGAAACGGTACAAATGGTGCAGGTTTCCAAGGATGGGCAACCAGAGCGGATATCAATGAGAGCTTTGCTCTGAATGATATTCAGAATGGTATCAGAGGTATTCAGCAGGGTATTTGCGATAGCACATATGCGCTTAACAATACCATGCAGAGTGGATTCAATGGCGTGAACGTTGGAATGCTTCAAGGCTTCAACGGCGTTCAGCAGGCAATCAATGCTGATACTGTAGCCGGTATGCAGAATACCAATGCATTACAGTCTCAGTTAGCAAGTTGTTGCTGCGAGACCAGAGAAGCTATCCAGGGCATCAACTATAACCTGGCTACCAACACTTGTGCATTGCAGAACACAATGAACAACAACACCAGAGACCTTCTGGAAAATCAGAACAGCAACACAAGAGCAATCCTTGATTTCTTGACGAATGATAAGATTGCAACATTACAGGCAGAGAACTCTGATCTGAAACGTGCAGCTTCCCAGGATCGCCAGTCTGCATTGCTTACAACTGCAATGGCTTCTCAGACACAGCAGTTAATCAATGCAATCAATCCTGCTCCGATTCCTGCATTCCAGGTTCCAGCTCCATATGCGTACGCAGGATGTAGCACATATGGTAATGGTTGTTGCTAAGTAACTCACCCTTATAGGTTGACTAAATTCTAAGAGGTGGGTTGCGGCTCACCTCTTATTGATTGAGAGGTAAAAAATATGGCATGTAAGAATGTTTGTAAGCTTTGCAATCACCTTGTTCTGTCTACTGCAATTGCATTCACAGGTGGAAATCTTGTGGTTACTATCCCGGAAGGAAGCTACAATAATGGAGAAAAATACTGCATTGTTTTAGCACAGTCCATTCCGAATACAACCACAATTACCGCCCCAGTAATGATTCAGATAGGAACAGGAACAACCTTGTATCCGTTAGAGAATCGTTGTTGTGCACAGGTTACGGCTTGTGGCGTAAGAACCAGAACAAAATATGCAACCAGAGTAGCTACGAGTGCAACTGGTGGAGTATTCAAAATGTTAGGAAATCCGGCTTGTAGTCCGATTAACAATTTGACGGCAATCAATGGTACAGCCCCAACAACAGAAGCACCTGTTACACAGGCTGTTAGAAAGGGGGCACTGTAATGCATAAAGTTGCAATGGAAATGGGAAAATGGGCTATGGAAAAAGCCAAAACACATGGCTTTGATAATCTCAGCGCTCAAGACTGGGACGATCTGAAAGACTGCATGGAAGCTGTAAAGTGTGCGATTTGTGCAGATAAAGATTACAGAATCGTAGAAGCTATGGACGAATGCGAACAGGAAGAGAAATATCTTGGTCGCATGGGATATGACCGTTACCGCTATTCAAATGGGCGTTTCGCTCCAAAAGGTAGGGGAACCAGAAAAGGTTATAGACCATATCTGTACATGGAAGACGATGACTGGATGGATGAGTATTTAAACAATCCAGAATTTGAGCACAATATGTACCGCATGGGATATCATCCAGACCGTAGTGATATGGAAATGGGTGACATGAATCGGAAGAAATCCAGATATGGCGAATCCTATGATAGATACGATGAGAATCGTAGGCACTATCATGATTCTAAAGACACGGAATCCAAAAGAAAAATGGATGATTCCATGAAAGAGTACACATCTGACATTATTCGTAATCTCACGGAAATGTGGTCAGATGCAGATGCAACGCTCAGACAGTCAATGAAAACTGACTTGAACCGACTTGTACAGCAGATGAACTAGAGCAATAAATGAATTAAGTCCTTGTCGCAAATTAATGCGGCAGGGGCTTTTTTCGTAGAAAGGATGGTAATAAACCATGCTACGACAATTCTACATGAATGGGGATTTATGGAGAGTGCAGTTTGTTTCATCACAAGATGATGTTTTAATTGACCGCACAGGGAAACGCACACTTGCCGTATCTGATTATTCCACAATGACAATTTCGATTGCGAACAACCTGCATGGCGAACTTCTAAACCGTGTATTCATCCATGAGTTAGGACATTGCGTAATGTTCAGCTATGGTCTACTGCCAGAGCTTCACCGTATGGTTAAGAAAAGGTATTGGGTGGATGCAGAGGAATTTGTATGCAATATTCTGGCAGACTACGGACAGTTTGTTATTGGCACAGCCAGAGATGTTTTGGGAAACCAATTTACATACGTTTCGCCTGTTGGAATGGAAAGGATGATTGCATGAGAGTATTAAGATTTATTGTAAATAATCAAAGAATTTATCCAGATTCCAAGTGTGATTTCTCTGGACTGGTAAAGGGCACGACTGGATATCTTAAAGCATTGTTTATCTTTTCACCAGAGTGGAACGGATGTAAAACAGCTGCTTCATTTTGGAGAATGGAAAAAGAATACCCAGTAATACTGAAAAACAATCAATGTGAAATTCCGCCGGAAGCCCTTACTTGGGATTATTTCTCTGTATCTGTCACTGGCGTAAAAGATAACGGAAAATACATTATAACTACTAGTAAAACCAAAGTATCACAAAGGGGGTAGAACATGGCAACAGCACTTGATTTACTTATGAGCACAAAAGAAGATGTTAATTTGCATTCTGAAGAATCCGATATATGCACGATTGACGCTAAAACAAGGGCTATTTTCGTGCCCTCTACAATCGTAATTGGGGGAGTGCAATCCGACAAAAATGCAGAACGTATTAAATTTTCATGTCCCAAAATTGTAGGAGATAATCTTGATTTATCCAAATTTTCAGTCAGAATTAACTTTGAAAACGTAAGCAGTGTGGATTTTAATGTTTCTATCAAAGACCAATACATTTGTGATGATGTAGCTGTAGATGGAGAAAATGTAACTTTTTCTTGGTTGATTGGAAGAAATGCAGCAAGGTATATGGGAACGGTACGTTTTATTGTTTGCGCTGTTAAAACGGATTCCGATTCAAATATTAGTGTTGAATGGAATACCGCAATATCGGAAGTACCAGTGCTAGAGGGTATCGAGATTGATCAACCACAGATAGGACAGGAAGAAAAAGATGTTATAAATCAGCTTTTGGAGCTTACTAAAAACATATCTGCGGAAGCTGTTCAAAATGTAAATTCCGCAAAAGAACAAGCTATTAAGGACATCCAGAGTGTATCACAGCCAGACACTACATTGACTATAGAAGGTGGACTTGCCGAAGCAAAAGCAACGGGAGAAGCTATTGGTTCACTAAAGGAAGATTTAGATGGCTTGGAAAGTGAGACAAAAAATATTTTTAACCCAAGATGGTTATTAAATGCAACCGGGTGGACAAGAAACGGGAATTCTTATACTGGAACAGCTGGGAGTTTAGGCAAGGCATACAAAGAAAACAATTATCCCATTTCCTTTGAGCCTAATACAAAATACACAATATCATTAAATGCAAAAAACGATGGTGCTGTTACTACAGATGGGTATGGAATTCAGTTTGAGTTTCACTACACGGACGGTAATGTCGGTACTTTATCACTGCTAAATAATTCCATAACTGAAACAAATTATTCCTATGGGACTGATTCTTCAAAATCCGTGTCGTACATGCGAATTAGGCATTCTACTGGCGGAAATAACACATGGACGTTATCTGAAATTCAAATTGAAAAAGGCAATAGAACAAATTATGTGAATTCGTTTACGGCTAATGATATTATCGCAAGAGAAAAAATAGAAGCACTAGAATCAAAAACAAATAGCTTGAAAGAAAATACAGAAATAGAAATGAGTGAAGTAAAGTCCGGCATAGACGACCTTGCAGTTCAATCTAACAATCTCATAATTGCCTTTGGTATTGATAATATAAAAAACAAAGAATTCCATGTAACAACAGATGATGGTTATAATGCTTTTCCTTTTATTGGAACAGTAAATAATAAATTAGTTTGTGTTTATTCGATTGGCAAAAATCATGCAGACAATACTAATGTTGATATATTTGTTAAAACCAGTCCAAATGGTGTTATTTGGTCAAAAGCAAAAAAAATAATATCTACAGAAAACGTCAGAGATACTATAACAGGACTCGGACATGATTCTCTCGGAATTATTTATTTTTGGAATAGAAAAGGAACGCCAGTAAATGCAGATTGCTCTTTTGATTTATATAAAACTTCTGACGGTATCAAGTTTACGAAAAAAAGTTCTCCTGCTTTTGATATAAAACCAAGTCATATTGGAGATGCACTTCATATTCCAACAGTAGGTGTCATTAGTTTTTACAACACATATAGAGCAAACAGAAATTCATACGGATATGTGCTTACTAAAGATGGTGGAGAAACATGGAGCCAGGTTGAAATCGCAAACCCTTCAACACAGTCCGACACGCCTACTGAAATTTCTGGGACGTATATTGGTGATGGCAAAATTCTTGCACTGGGACGCTCTGAGGACAGTGCTGCAATGTTTCAAATTCAATCGAGCGATTTTGGAAAAACATGGGAAACTAAAATTACAAACATTACAGATGTTTATTTGAGTACACCAACACTTATCTACGACGACGACGGATATATTACAGTTTACTACTATAATAGAGCTGACGGAAAATTAAAGAAAAGAAAAGCTATCGCTTCTACTGTTTTTGAATCAGCAACCAGTTGGGGTGAACCATCTAATATAGCAAGCGGTTCAGTGGGTCAAGATGCTGGAAATGCAAATTCTGTAAAGTTCAACAATAATATTATTGTTGTATATTACAGCGGTACAGACACGGAAACAAGCGTAATAGATGTAATTAACTAAAGTGGGGCTTTAGTTAAGCAACCAAATTTAAGAAAGAGAGGAAATATGAGAGGATTAGTCCATCAAAAGCAAAAAGTATATTGGTCACGAATTACTGAAAAAACAAAAGGATTAGACCGCATTAAAGTTTATGAGAAGCCAGTTCTGTTCTCTTTTTCCGTATCATCTACCGCCGGAACGCCAGAAGAAATTGCAGCCGGAATAGTGCCGGATTATGACAGGTACATTACAAGCTTTAATCGAAATTTCCATCCACAGGAAGCAGACATATTTTGGATAGACAGAATCCCACAAATAAGTGAGGATGGAAGCCTTATTTTGAACGAAGATGGAGAACCTACAGTATTGCCAGACTACACACTAAAGAAGATTTTAGACACAAAAAAAGGCAATATTGCCAGATACGGAATTTCCAAGAGAGGAAACGAGGATGGGTAAGACAATAAAATGCGACTTATCAACGAAATCTATTCAAAATGCCATCAAAAAATTAAAAGCTTACCAAAATGAACTACAGAGGAAAAATGAGATTTTTGTAAAACGATTGGCTGAAATCGGGTTGGATGTTATTCAAACGACCATGGAATCAATCCCGGATGAAGAAAAAGGCTCTTACTATACAGAAATCATTAATGATCAAAACGGAAATATCGTCGGGGCTTCTGTTAGACTATCTGGTGAAAAAGTGTTGTTCATTGAATTTTCAGCTGGTATCACATATGGTTCAAACAATTACCCTCTGCCCTCTGGTTCTGAATACGGAGTAGGTACATACCCCGGACAAACCCATGCATTTTCACCTTATGGATGGTGGTATACGGACGAAAGAAGTGGAGAAACACGCCATTCATATGGAAATAGAGCGTACATGCCTATGTATCACGCAGAACAAGCCGTTATTATTGCTGTTCGCAAAATTGCCAAAGAGGTATTCTCTTCTTAAAGAAGATACCATAATATACTGAATGATACCAACTAATTATGTTATGATTACGGTGTTAAATTGTAGCATTACGTGCAATGCGTTCACTTTAAAAGTGGGCGCATTTTTTATTGTGAGGTGACAGATATGCCAGACACAATAGAATCCCCTGTACTGGAAGTTTTTTCAAAATGGGGAGCGGCTGTTTCTAAGATTACTGGCGCAGATAATTATTCCATGGATGGGAGCGAGACAAATGCTTCTGGCAAAAAAGCATATGCACAGCTTTATATGCTCGGAAATCCAATTACAAGAGGTGACCTTGAAGGGGATGAATGCGCAACAATGCCATCATTTCAAGTAAATTGCTTCACATCTGGGAGCAAAGCACTAACCAGATTGTATGAATTGGACAAGATAAGTCACAAAACTATGGCGAGTATGGGATTCCGTCGCACATATGGCCCGGAACCTATGTTTTTCGGTGACAGTGGAATCAAAAAGCTTGTAAGCAGATACAGCCGAATATATACAGGAACCTTATTAGATTAGGAGCAGAAATGCTTCTATTTTTTTACCAAAAAATATGAAAGGAGAATGCCGAATGAAAGCAGATAAATTACTTTGGCTGAAAGCAGCAGGAATTAGAGCTGTAAAAACAGTTGCTCAAACAGCGGTGGCAACCATTGGTACTGCAACTGTGATTGGCAGCGTTGATTGGAAAATGGTTTTATCCGCATCTTTGCTTTCTGGTTTTTTATCTTTGCTTACTTCTGTAGCAGGATTGCCGGAACTGAAAACAGACAAAGAAGAGTAGAAAGGCGGTGATCCGCTATCTCCCGGCACAGGGTTACGTGCAAGAGAGTCATAGAGCCAGTTTATAGTTTGATAGAAAGAAAAGGAGATATAGCAATGGCAGAAAAAGGCAATATTGCTGGTGTATCTACAGTTGGTTCTCTTACTGGATATGCCGTTGAAACAGTGGCTGGTACTAAGCCTACAAAATTTATAATGCTTCACAGAATCAACGCTTCTGACGAAATTACCATTGATGTAGAGACGATTGATGCGTCTGCACTGGAAGACGAAATTGAAAGAACAATTGCTGGACGTGGTTCTACAGGTGGAACATTCAATGTAACAGTAAACGTTACAGACGAAACAATTGATGAGTGGGAAAAACTTATTGCTGCATACAAAACTGGAAAGGCATCTGGCTTATCAATGTGGTATGAAGAGTATTTCCCTTCTCTTCAAAAGGCATTTTTTACCAAAATTGAGCCACCAACAAAGATTCCAAAACCAGCCAGAGACCAGAACGGACTTCTTACAGTTTCCATGTCTCTGACTATCAATGAGTATGTTGGTGCTGATACCGCGATTAAGCCAACAGAGGAAGAGTAATTATTATTGGGAGGATAGGCCATGTATAAAACATTAACTATTGGTGGAAATGACTATAAACTAGAATATACAATTGAGGCATCTCTATATGCTGATTGTGTTAAGGGAACAGCTGAATTATTTTCTTCACTCGCACTGGCATCTGATGAAAAAGATGTTTCTAAAATTATAGCCGGAGTTTCCAATATTCCACAGACTACACTTACAGTATTTTATGCCGGACTCATGGAACATCACGGAGATCATCCAGATGGAGATGGGAAAGTTCCGAACATTGCGGCAGCTAAAAGACTTCTTGCAAGTTATCTTCGCGAACATTCTGGTGATGAAACTGGAAATTTCTACGGAGTTCTTGAACTTTGCATTGAACAGATGGAGGAAGATGATTTTTTCAATCTGACCGGAATCGGGACATTTCTGGACGAAGTGTTCAAGAGTTCCAAAACAAAGAAGAAATCAGTAAATCCGCAGAAAAAAGCTACCGAGAAGTAATTTGGGGTGAACTTTATCCAGAAGCTGTAAGAATTGGCATGAGTAAACGTGATTTTTTGCATTGCACCATAAAAGAGTTTCAACTTCGATTAAAAGCTTGGAGAAACCAAAAAGAAGATGAAATTAATCAGAAGAGCAAATTGATTGATTATCAATCCTGGGTTTCTGGTGCGTATGTTCAAATTGCTATAGCAAGTGCACTTTCTTCCAAGGTTTCATACCCCAAAAAGCCATTTGGAAGTGATGATAAAAAAGAATTGCTTCCAGAAAAGATTTATGATGAAAAAACAGAAGAGGAATTAAAGCAAGAAGAAAGATACTTTGAGCTTCTTGTAAAACAAGCAAATGCGAAACTTGACGAGATAGGTAACGAAGAGGGCAGGCAGGATGATTAGTCTTGTCTGCCCTTTATTTTTTTATGCAAAAAGGAGGGAAATTGAAAATGGCGGATAACACCATTGACACCCTTGATTTACAGGTTAGAAGTAGTACGGCAAAAGCTGTTCGGTCACTTGAGAACTTATCAAGAAAACTTTTGAACGTAAACAGTTCATTTAAGAATCTGAATACAGGTGGATTGCGCCATTATGCCAGAGAAATAGGAAGAGTATCTGCATCCATAAAAACATTAAATGGTGTTAGAGTTTCCTTACCTAATCTTGGTGGTCTTACAAAGCAACTCACCAGCATATCACGTGTAAATTTTTCAGCATTGGATGGAAGCGGGAAATCACTTAAAGATTTTGCGTCTGGTTTATTGTCTATCAGCGGTTTACAGAATATTTCTGTACCCAAAATAGATACTAAAAATATTAATTCAGTAACAAAAGCTATTGAAAAGCTTGGAAAAGTTGATTCTTCAAATGCACAGCAAACAATTAACAGTATACAGAAAGTGGCACACTCTATGTCTGTTCTTAATACTGTTGATTTTAGTGGTTCAAAAGTAATCCAAGGAATTAATGCAGTCAAAAGGCTAATGGAAGTCAAAACGGATAATTTTGACACAACCACTTTGGATAAAATTGCAAATTCCATGAAAAGCTTTTCTGATCTCCCAGATGTATCTTCCAGCACCAACCGTTTTGTTTCTTCTTTACAGAAACTTGTAAATGCTGGTGATAAGGCAAAACAGGTAGAAGTTGCACTTCCTGGGCTTGGAAAACAATTAAAATCTGTGATAAAAACGCTGTCCAGAGTGGGGGATGTTTCCGAACCAACTAATTTATTTGTACAATCCATCGGAAGACTGGCAAGTGCTGGAAACAAGACTAGCCAGACCGCTGGACAATTGCAAAATCTGGCGCAAGAAACAAAGAAGTTTTTCAAAGTAATGGAAAATGCTCCAAAAATCAGTGAGAATACCATCCGCATGACGGAAGCACTGGCGCAGTTGGCAAGTGCTGGCGGCAAGGTGAATACTGCAACAAATTCCATATCCAGTGCTTTTTCAAAATTATCATCTGGTACATTGAGTCTTGGAAATCTTGTAAGTAAAACTGCTTCTAAAATTGGTGGTGGCATAAAAACTATCATTGGTTGGTTTCAGCGTCTTGGAAGCGGTAGCTCTGGACTGAAAACTGCATCCTTTAATCTGAGCGCACTCTTTAAAACTGCAATTGGATTTAAGGCAATCCAAGGTCTTGTTGACTTTGGAAGAAGCGCAGTTGATTTAGGCTCTCAAATTACAGAGGTTGAAAACGTTGTAGATGTTGCGTTTGGCAGCATGTCTGATAAAGCTTATCAATTTGCATCCACAGCAAAAGAACAATTTGGATTATCAGAATTGGCGGCAAAGCAATATTCTGGAACCATGATGGCAATGATGAAATCATCTGGTGTTGCGCAAGATGCAGCTTCTAAAATGTCAATTTCTCTTGCTGGATTAGCCGGGGATATTGCATCATTTTACAACATTGATACAGATACTGCTTTTCAGAAAATACGCTCTGGAATTTCCGGGGAAATTGAACCTTTGAGACAATTGGGCATTAATTTATCCGTTGCAAACATGGAAGCTTACGCCCTTTCAAGGGGAATTACAACATCTTATAATGCAATGTCCCAAGCTGAAAAAGTTGCTCTTCGATACAACTATTTAATGTCAGTTACAGGAGATGTGCAAGGGGATTTCGCCAGGACAAGCGGCACCTGGGCGAACCAGGTTCGTTTACTCACTCTGAACTTCCAGTCACTTTCCGCAGTAATCGGGCAAGGTTTGATTGCTGGCATTCTTCCTGCTATTCAAGCTCTCAATGCGCTTATGTCAAAACTTATGCAAGCTGCGAATGTGTTCCGTAACTTCATGTATGTATTGATGGGAAAGAAGCTGAAAGGATCACAGGGTGGAGTTAGCGATATTGTATCTAACTTAGGGGGTATAGAAACAGCCGGTGATGATGCTTCTTCCGGGCTTGATGACGCTACATCATCTGCAAAGAAGCTGAAAAAGGCACTTTCTGTATTACCATTCGACCAATTAAATCAGCTTGCTGATAACTCAAACGATTCCGGGACTGCATCTAAAAGCCTTGGTTCTGGACTTGGCGATTTGGCTGATAGCTTTGCAGGAATACAAGATTCCTTGGACGAAGTTTTGACTGTCGATGAAACACCTATTAACAAATGGGCTTCCAAAATTAGAAAAGCATTCCTGGCGAAAGACTGGGAGGGTGTAGGAACTACTATTGCCGATATGCTTAATCTCGGAATGAGCAAGGTGTATGAGGTTATTAACTGGAAAAATGTTGCCCCGAAAATAACTGAGTTTACAGACGCATTTACAAGAGCATTCAATTCATTAAATACCAGACTTGATTTTGACTTGCTTGGAAGAACTATCGGGACGGGAATCAACACAGCTGTAAATACTCTTAATCAGCTTATTGGTGATGGCGGTATTGATTTTGGATTAATCGGCAGAAATATTGGTGATGGGTTAATCGGCGCACTGGATGAAATCAACTGGACTAATCTGGGTGAATTGCTTGGAAATAAGTTTATGATTTCCTGGAAAATGCTATCTGGATTTGTAAAACGTATGTCAGAAGAGGACGGTGCTGGTGTAACTGGTTGGGATAAGCTTGGTAGTTCACTTGGAAAAGCTTTAAATGGCGCTGTGTCCAAAATTTCCATGAAGGATATTGCAGATTCTTTATCTGGAATTTTAAATGGAGCGTTTAGAAGCTTGGCTGCGTTTACCAAAACTGTAAACTGGGATGAACTTACTAATAATATCACAGAGGGAATTTCTACTTTCTTGAAAAAAACAAACTGGAAAGAAAATGGACAAGCACTTGGAGATTTCATATCTCACCTGTGTACGGCGTTGAAAAATACGCTTACAAAAGACACTTTCTATGAATTTGGACAAGGTGTTGGAACATTCCTTGGCGAATTACCATGGGGTGAAATACTTAGTACTGCGGCTGATTTGTTATTGACTGGTCTTACCAGCGCATTAAACGGATTGTTTGATGGATTAGAGGAAAAACACCCGATAGCCGGACATATTGCAGAATGGCTTACAAAAGCGTTTATTGCAGTAAAAATAGCAAATATTACAGGGATTGGAACTCTTGTAGGTTCACTTGTGGGACATATCGCAAGTAAAATAGCTGAAAAGAAAAACGCTGAAATGATTGCTGAAAAGTTAGCAGATGTACTTGGAGATGGCACAAGTGGAGCAAAAGAAGCAATAAAAGATTTGGGTGATGCGGCAGGTTCTTCAAGCAGTAAATTTGGCTCTCTTGCTAAAGCACTTGGCCCTCTTGTTGGTGAAGCTGGACTTATCGTGGCAGTAGGAGCAGCTGCGACAGTAGCAACCTCTCAATTGGCTGGTCTTGTTGAAACCATGCAAGGCGGTAATGGTGTTGGAACCACATTCGGCAATACCATGAATAACTTCATTCAAACTTTACAGAGAAGAGGTGATATTCTTTCTGGGTCGGCAGAGGAAATTTGGCAGTTAAAAGAAAGCCTAGAGCAAGAAGGGATGACCGCCGAGGATAAGGCAAAAGCAACGCAACAATTGATTGATAAATTGGGAGAAATGGGGGTTACATCCGACCAGGCAGAGCAAGCATTTTCTCAATTAAACCAGAAAGGTCTTATTACGGACGACATGTTTAAGATATTGTCCGATTCCATTAAAACATTGGATGATAAAACAACAAATATGGCTGGCAGTATTGACCTTAGTAAACAGTCTATTGATGATTTGTATGACACCGTTCTTCCACAATTGCAAACACAGTTAGGACTTAGCGCTGATGAAATGGTTTCTCTTGATACAGCATTAATGGAAGCTGAAAATTCTGGTGGCACTGCACAGGATGCATTTGATAATATCATGGCGCGCGCCAAGGAACTCGGAATCAATACAGAATCTGTAGCAAAGATTTTTGCGCAAGTATTCCCAGATTCCGTGAAAGAGATGGAAACCAAGACAAAAACTTCTATCAGCAGCGCAAATACTTTTGTAAAAACTGGAATGGGAAGCATATCCAAAGCTACAGGAACTGCAATGTCTGGAATTCAAACAGCAACTGAGAAAGCTATGTCTGCCGCACAGACAAAAGTAAAAACTTCCACAGAAAATATTAGTTCTGATTCAAAAACAAACTGGGGAAATTCCGCAAATGCAGTATCGACAGCCCTCGGAACCATGGACACCGATACCAAAGATGTAATGGGTAAAGTTATGACAACTATTCAAAGTTATTGGTCTTCTGTCCTTATCAATACAAACCAGATTTGGGAAAAGGCTTCTGGAAAAGTTGACACGGAAACTGGAAAAATGAAAACCTACACAGAATCTAATTTGTCGGGGATTTCGGATAAAATTAAAAGACTATTTAATGTTAATCTTACATCAATTGGTCGGGAAACGGCTCAATCATTTGCTGATGGCATGAAACAAGTACATTTACCGACTCTGACTTATTATATTTCAGAGTGGAGAAAACATGATCTTGGCGGTGGAAGAACCAGTTCTACACCAGTTTACAAGCCTAATTGGTACGCGAAAGGTGGTCTTTTCAATGGTGCACAGGTAATCGGTATCGGTGAAGCCGGTTCCGAAGCAGTTCTTCCGCTGGAAAATCCACGAACCATGAAGAAGATCGCAGACAGCATTGTTTCCAGTTCGGACGGAAGCATGGGACTTACAAAAGAGGAAATGGCAAAAGCAGTAGCCCAGGGCGTTGCAATGGCAATGAGTATGAACAGTGGGAACAAGAATCCGCAGTACATTATGAACAGTATTATTTTGGATGGAAGCGAGATTGCGAAAGCAGTAACAAAAGCCCAAAATGATACAGATAGCCGTTTCAAACCGTCCCCGGCATATTGATTTTTGGCTGATTGTGTGGTATAATTTTCTTAATGAAGAAGTACACACGGTCTTGATTTTTGAGCCGCTAAGAAGAAATTAATATTTCTCAATTTTGAGGAATTTTTATCTTACTTGGCGGCTCTTTTTTATTTTATCCATCAATATAAGGAGGAATGGAGAATGGAAAATGAAGTTTTGATAACAAGTGAACAGACACCTATTGAGATTGCACTTGGGATTGACGAAGAAGGCATGACCACTGCAAGAAAACTATATTCATTTTTAGAACTTGCACAGGGACAATTTTCAAGATGGGCGAAAACAAATATTATCGACAATTCATTTGCGGTAGAAAATGAAGACTATTGGGGGTTCGACATTTATGTCGAGGGTAATAAAACTGTTGATTATAAGATAACTGCCCATTTCGCCAAAAAACTTTCAATGCTATCAAAATCTGAAAGAGGAGAACAAGCAAGAAATTATTTTATTGGTTGCGAACAATCCTTAAAAATTGCTTTTAAAAAGCAGCGTGCAGCAGAACTTGAACGAGCTAAAGGAATAGCAGTAAGACAGGCATTGACAAAGGCAATCCAGCAATCTTCTGAAAATGAAAGAATGCACGGACACGCCTATTCTACATATACGGACGTTATTTACAAGTCCATATTTGGTAAAAACGCTAAGCAGCTGAGAGATGAATTTGGAATTTCCAAGAAAGAAAGTATGAGAGATTATTTTTCAGAAGAAGAGTTGGTGAAAGTCCAGAACGCCGAAATGCTTGTAAGTGCATTGGTTGGATATGGCTGGGGATATAACGAAATTAAAGAATTTATTCTGAATAAAAGTATTAATAAAATTGCTGCATAAGGTTCGATTTAAAATGGAACCTTTTTCACAGGGAGGAATATCATGTCATATAAAAATTACATCTTAATTCAAAAACATTTATTCCGTAGCGAATACATTTTCGCAGATACAGAAGAGTATCTGGCAGACCAACTTTTTAAGAATGAGAAAATTCGGGTGAATTTTGGAAAAGAATATGGACGTACAGAAGAGAAGTATCTTCTTATTTCCTGTAAAATCTGGAATAAAGACCAAGGAAAGTTTTTTAAAGCCATGGAAAAGCTGAGAAATAAAATGCCACTGGTCGGGAAAACCGATTATGAGGAATTTTGCAAGGAAACATTCAAAATGTTTGATTAATTAATTTTGGTAAAACCAGTGGGCTAGGGTAGCTCCCGAAAGTCTCACCTCCGAGAGATTGCCTACTGTTTTTATATTATCGGAGAATTTTTTAGATATACGGAGGTTATCTAGCATGAGAAAAGAACAGTTTGTTTCTGAAAGAAGAGAAAGAGATTTCACAGGGGTATTTATACCGTCAAAATTATATCTTACAAATAAATTCAGCCCAAGAGAAAAATTTTTATTAGTGGAAATACATAGTCTTCGCAAAAGAGATAAAAGCGGTGATTGTTTTGCGAGCAATCGGCATTTTGCTGATTTTATTGGTGTGTCCGAACGTACTATTCAGTCAATGCTAAATGGATTAAAAACAGATGGATATGTAGAAGCATGGTACGAATACGAAAAAGAAAACCCAAAAGTTATTCATTGTAGGCATCTTGTTTTAACAGAAAAATTTTACGAAGAATTTATCAATGAACATGAGATAAAACAATCTTCTGAACATGGTGAGAAAAAACACATGGGGGACGGTGAGAAAAAATGCACCTCCCGTGGTGAGGAAAACTGCGTGGATAAGTATAACAGTGAAATAAGTATAACAAATATAGATAAGAAAACAGAACCAGACTTTATTGATAATAAAGAAAAAAAGACTTTATCTTATACAGATAAAGATAATCAGACTTCTGCTCCTAATAATTATAATAAATTAAATATATATAATATACCCCCTAGAACCAAGGAGCAGAAAGCCAACCGCTATAATTCTAGGAACCAATTATCTCTCTTAGATTATAAAGACGAGGATGTTGAGAAATTGGTAATTGAAATATACGAAAACATTTACGGAGAAAAAGAGAATATTTTTGAAGACCATGACATTTGCTTATCCATATTCTTGATTACAGAGTTTTTCAAGAAATATCAAAAATACCGTGAAGAAAAGCACCCGATGGTTACGCCAAGCCAAGCTGAAAATATTCTGAAAATGGTACGCAATCCAGATACAGATATGGCAAAAGATGATTTAGTAGACGATAAAGAAGAACCACTGTTCTACCTCGACATGATGGAAGAACATTTTAAAACCAAGTGGGGAAAAAGAAATGGCGGAGATTTTGATTATAGAATCATGTTATTTTTTAAGGACACCACACAAAATATGTTATATCAAAGAGTGAAACAAAAAAGGGAGGACACACTATGAAAAGAATCAAAACACTACTGGCGATAATTACCTGTATTTGCATTATCACAGGGCTAACAGGCTGTGCAGCCAATGACGATTATATGAATGACGTGAAAGGAAATCTTTCTGGTAACAGCTACACAATCTATACCTACGATAACTACGGGCAAAAGGTTATGACCACCACGGGGGACAAGATTAATATTTCCGGGAATAAAACCAAATCTAAGGGCTACGATAGCGAGGGTAATGAAACAACCAGTTATGATGTATCTTCCGTCATTACAATTCTGATAGACGGTAAAGAAATTGAAAGTTGTGGTGATACTTGTATTTTTGAGCAAAAAGGATTGAAGCCGGAGGTTGATTTTACCCAGGAAGATATTACCAGCCATTCAACCGGGAAGATTTCAGAGAATGCATACATAGCCGGGATTGTGAATTATTATAAAAATTATTTTGGGAAATCTAGGGTTGTAGTAATTAAATCCCAACTTGGACAACCAATAGCCGCATATTCTGGTGACGAGGTGTTCTGGAAAATCCCGGATGATCTACCTAAAATGACAAAGTTAATGATTGACGGAAAAGCTCTTTATATCCACAGGGCAAATTTCCAGATTATTGATAAAGAATTACTGCGATAAAATAACCGGATCCGCTACAAAACCACTCACACTATAAAATATAGGCATAAGCCAATAAAATTGATTTTCGGGCGAAGAAGTCAACAAATTATGGAGGACGTTAGCATGGAAATAAACGGGAATCTTTACTTGGTTTCAAGAACAAAGAGAATAGAATGCGATATGGGTATTAATGATGTGCTTGTATGCGCCAGAAGTGAAAACGAAGCTAAAGGAATCGCTCTGAGCCTTGGCTTGATTTGGGAAGGGGAGAGTAAGAAAGATGTTGAGATAACAAAACTCCATGAAGTTAATCCTGGAGATATTCTTTTAGCTGGGTGAGGAGGAGAAAGAAAATGTATAGACCATTATTTGAACCAGGAGACATTGTACAGCACTTTAAGAGAGAAACCATCAAGGAGCCACGCAACAACGAGTATTTGTATAAGTTTATCGGATATGCCAGACATACAGAAACAGGGGAAGACTTGGTAGTATACAGAGCTTTGTATGGCGGTAAGGAACTATTTGCCAGGCCAACAAAGATGTTTTATAGCAAGGCAGATTGGAACAAATACCCAGAAATAAAGCAAGAGCATAGGTTCGAGAAATATCATGGGGTTCTTTACGCTGATGGACTTTAAACAGACTTACTTTTCCATCTGGCAAGAAATATGGAATCTCCACAAGAAGTATGCCTTTATCTCAAAGGACGATATTTCGCAGTGGGAAAATCTCACCATGGAAGCAAGCCGGATTCACGATAAATACTCCGATTCGGTTGGCGCAAAATTTGCCGAAGCTCTTTTGTTTGCCGTAACTGCGGAAATTGATAGAAAAGCGAAATAGTGCTTCCAGAATGCGTCCCAAGGTGGTACAATATGGGTATCAATTATTGGGAGGTAGTACGTATGAAGAAAGTGAAAAGAGTTATTGTTGCGGCAACCGTGATGGCAAGTTTGGTGACTGCGACACCTGTCATGGCGTTTAAGTGGGAAATCGGACAGAAGGAAGAAATTACAGAAACAGCACAAATAGAACCAGCTACAGAAGAAGAAACAGAAGCGGTTTTTTCTGTATGCAAGGATTTATGGGAAGATTTGCAGCTAAAAACTTATAAAATGAGCCATTCTGAAAGATTTGGAGATTCTGATGCTTCAGAGGACACGGAGAACTATTACGAAGACGTAGTTAAAGAAATTTATTCGAAAAAAATCAACGATTATCCAGACTTTTCAATGGGCGATGAAGTGGCTGTAAATGGATATGTATTGCAGACAATACAAATTCCAACAGACCAAGAGTGGCAAATAAATAGTATTAATAAATCTGGGGCATACAGAGTGCAAATTGCAATGGATGACGGAATAACATATACTGGATATGATGAGTTTGCAATGATGGTAAGAAGCAACAATGCAAGCGTAATGAGCCTACAGGCTGGAGATTATGTTACTGTTGAGGGAATATTTTTAAAACCAGACGCAATTTCCGCACAAGACTATATATATGACTGTTCTATCTCAAAATGCGAAGATATACCGCAAGTCCAGCTTGGAAAGAAAAATGCGTTGAAGGCGGCAAGGAATTATTTGGAGTTAATGCCATTTTCTTATGATGGATTAGTTGGACAATTAATAACATTTGATAAATACAATCAAGAAGAAGCCGAATATGCAGCAGACTTTTGCGGAGCAAGTTGGAACAGGCAAGCTGAAAAATCTGCGAAAAATTATTTGGATTTAATGAGCTTTTCAAAAGATGGGTTAATTCAACAACTAGAAACGTTTGACAAGTTTACTACTGAACAAGCAGAGTATGGAGTTACGCAAGCAGGGTATTAAAAGAGATTAGGCTAGGGATTCCTCCCTAGCCTTTTGTCTTAATTCATCCAGCTATATGTATACGAATCATTTACATATACTTCAAATTTATCTGGTATGATATCCTCGAAATTCCTATCAAATGGAAAATCAAATTCGAGATAAGCTGTTGAGCCTGGATTTTTTACATCGGCACTATGATCATCATACCCCACTATCCTACCATTTTTATAAAATACAATTGCAATAGTGGTAAACGCATTTTTCCGTCCATTGTTATCTACTTTTACCACTACATTTCTATTTCCAAAATTGGCTGAATAATGAATTCCCGAGTTATTTGTTATAATATTTGAAGCTCTTTCAATTCTCAAATTTATCTTAAAAGAATCCCAGGTCTTGTCGTGATTCCATCCTTGAAGCGCACATTTTGAGTGTGCCGCAAATGCATAATTATAATCTTTTTCTATTCCAACCATTGTTCCATTCAGATAATAAACAAACTCTACTGTCAGATCAACGGCATAATCATAATGATTTTCCAGAATCGCTACAGCTCCATACGGCGTAGATTCTGCATGATAACTAACAACATTCTTTTTACCACTGCTGTTAGCATTTGGATTTCCACCAAAACCGCCATTGCCGTTAGAAGCCTTTTTTACAGTAACTTTACATGTGTATTTCTTTTTACCAATTTTTGCAGTAATTGTAGCAGAGCCTTTCTTTTTCGCCTTTACACGTCCTTTAGAAGATACCGTTGCAACAGATTTCTTACTGCTTGTCCATTTTACTTTTCCTTTTGTTCCAGTCACTTTTAATTGCAATGTTTGACCGACTTTCAAAGTGACTTTTTTCTTGTTAATTTTACCGGCCGCCGATACTGGAACTGCCATACAGACAATCAGTAACATAATGGTAAAAATTGCCAGTAACTTTTTGGATTTTTTCATATGCGTTTTCCTCCCTAAATCAGTATGATATTTGTATTTTACCACTCCAAAACGGATAGTGGAATAGGAAATTTGAAAAAAAATAACGATTCATCAAAATGACGAATCGTCAGTAAAAAACTGTCGTGAATTTCAAGACGGTTAATAGCTGTTCCACAAATTTATGGAGCTGTTTTTCGCAATGAGAAGCGAACGGACAAATTGACCTTTCGTTACTATGGCAAACTGTTTATTCATACAAGGTGCACAAATTTGAGCAGCTTATATGGGTTTTAGCCATACATGGCGAAAAGGCGTAGAAATTTCGACACCTTTTATTTTTAATAGGGGTGCTTCTAATTTGATGCACCCTACTTCTATGATTGATATTTTGAACTATCATCAATTTGATGACGGTTAGCATTTCGGACAATTTGTCCTAGGTTCGCCACAATGACTAGTGACTCCGCATTCATGCGGAAAAGTGGATGCTTCAATCACCAAAGTCAATTTTACTTCGGCTAACTGCGACTCTTCCTAAAAGACGAGACGCACACTGTCGAAAATTCGACAGTGAATAAGCCGCCGAAATTTCGGCTCCATTATTTTGTGGAAGCCAATTCTACTAAAATTTTAGCGAAAAGGTGTTCGTCATAATGACGAGAACCTTGATTGATACGTTTTCTAAAATAATAGAAAATGCTCTTGACTTTTGTACGCCCATAAATTATAATGAATTATGCAAGGACAAAATAAGGAGGTGAACAAAATGTCCCCAAGAACAGGTAGACCACCTGTAAATGGTGAATCAAGAAAGGAAAAGCTCAATATTCGTCTTACAAAAGAAGAAAAAGGACGCATAGACAAATGTGCAGAAGAACTTGGAATTTCAAGAACGGACACCATTATGAAAGGAATCGGTCTAATAGAAGATGAAATAGGCGAAAAATAAGGAACTGGCTCCCTAGGAAAGAAACAGTCCCTTATACAACACCCCCTACAGGGGATATGCAAATTATAACACTGTATATCCCCTGTTTGCAAATAGATTTTTTAACAACAGGAGGATTTTCTATATGAACGAAATCACAATTAACACAGCAAACCGGACACCTATTGAAATCGCACTTGGCATTGATGAAGAGGGAATGACTACTGCAAGAAAGTTATATGCCTTTTTAGAATTGGATTCTAGCAATTATTCAAGATGGTGCAAGAGCAACATTACAGGAAATGAATTTGCAGAGGAAAACGTTGATTATTGGGCATTCGTCATTAATGACGAATGGGGAGGGCAGGCTACTAAGGACTACAAAATTACTGCTCATTTTGCAAAGAAGTTATCGGTAAAAGGTAATAGCGAAAAAGCAGAAGAAGCTAGAGAATATTTTACTAGACTTGAAGAAAAGGTAAAACAACAAGTAATTGATTATTCTAAACTGTCCCCGGAACTGCAAATGTTTAATCAGATTTTTCAACAGGTAGCCAAAACTGAACTGGAACAGAAGAAACTTGCGGAGCGTGCCGACCAACAAGAGAAGAACATGAAAACCATCATTGATACCTTTAAAGGAACGGATTCCGATGTTGGCACAGAGAAGTGGGTAAACAGATGTATTTCAAAGATTGCCGAGAGCGATGATTTCTCTTACTCATTCGGGAATAAATATGCCGCCGCCAGAAACGAAAGCTACCGCAGATTATCGGACAGGGCTGGTTGCCGATTAGATCAGCAACTTAGAAATGCGATTTCCAGAGCCGAGGAAAGAGGATGCACCAAGGCACAGACTAACCAGATTAATAAACTGTCCGTGATTATGCAGAATAAGCGGCTGAAAGAGATTTACGTTAGTGTGATTAAAGAAATGATGATTGCATACAGAGTAGAAATCGCATAATCAGATTTTTACAGGGATACACAGGAGGAAAATAAAATGACAAAAGCTGAATTACAGAAAACAATCGACGAACTGAACGCAGATAACAACGAGTGCTTAGTGCTTCTGGATGAGTATATGTACCGCCAGAGAATCATTGAAAATCTTATCAATTTGAAAGACCTGTCAAAATTAAAGGGAATGTATCTCTTTACCAAACAGTTAATCGGGAAAGCGTGATCGTATGGCAAGCAGAATCCAGTTCAATGACTTTCAGAAGAAGAGCGTGTACGCCAAGTGCAACGGAAAATGTGCGATATGCGGTAAGTCTGTCAAATTCAAGAAAATGACAATCGACCACATTACTCCGTTGTCTCGGGGCGGCACCAATGATATTAAGAATCTGCAACTTGCGTGTAAGCGTTGCAATAGCATGAAGAGCAATATGACAATGGATGATATGATGGGGCAGATTTCCGAGATTTTGAAGTATAACCGCAAACAGAAGTTGATTAGAGTGTTGGGAGGAATTGTGGAATGATTGACTATAAAGAAGAAATCAAGAAACTTTTGGAAAAAGTAGATGATTATTATGATCTCAAAAGAACATATAAGTTGCTCGAATACCTGTACTTAGAGGAAGTTTTAAAAACAGTGAAATGATACTAAAGTATACTGAATGATACTTTCACCGTATGCTATGATATAAAATCATAATAATCAATTTTTTTAAGCGTTTACCTTTCGGGGTAGGCGCTTTTTTCGTGTGTAAAAATACATGAGGGTTAGCATATGGCAGAAGCATTTTTAAAAGTGGATGGGGTAGCAATGCCCTGTCCTTCTTCTTTTACATGGGGATTACAGGATATATCGGCATCAGAATCTGGCAGAACAGACGATACGACCATGCACAAAAACAGAGTTGGACAGAAACGAAAGCTGTCTGTGGGTTGGAATGGCCCAGACTGGGACACTGCTTGCAAAATTATACAGGCAGTAAATCCAGAGTACATACAGGTCACATATCCAGACTTGCTATCTGCAAACAAGCACGAAACCAGAACATTTTATGTTGGTGACAGGGAATCCCCTTTTAAGTGTTGGTGGATAGGCAATGAGCGCATGGAAGGACTTAGTTTTGATTTTATCGAGAGGTAAGATATGCGAAATTTATCAACGGAATTTAAAGAACAACAGAATAGTGGGAATCGTAACTATCTGAAATATGCAGATTTTACCTTTACAGATGGAAGCACATTATCCATTACCGATGAGGACTTGTGGTCTAATGGCTTCAAATTTGAGGATGCAGTATCGCAAAGCGGTTCTTTTGATATCGGCGCAGCTATCGTAAATAAGCTGACATTGCAGATCAACAACTTTTCTGGAAAGTACACAGATTACATCTGGGACGGAGCGAGAGTTGTTTGCCATATTGGGCTTGAATTATCTACTGGTATTGAAAAAATCCGTATATGTACCATGACAGTAACAGATGCACCATATCAGAACACAGCTATTATTAGCCTAACTTGTGAAGATTCCATGCGATTATTTGATCGTGATTATTCAGAGAGTAAGTTGTCTTATCCGGCAACCAGATTGCAAATCATCCAGGACGCTTGTGAGGTGTGCGGAGTAACACTTCAATCTACAAGGTTTGATAACGATGATTTTGTGATTCAGAATCGACCAGATGATAGCAGTATTACCTTCAGACAGGTAATTGCATGGATAGCACAGATGGGCTGTCAGTGGGCGAAAACAGATGCATATGGCAGATTATGCCTTGGCTGGTATAAAAATGAAGTGCCAGACGATTTTTATAATAAGGAAGAAGTACCATGGAAAGATATTGAAGGGAAAGACATCTTAGATACTACTGGCGCACAGATTATCACTGTTATGCAAAAGGGTATTACAGCCATAGATACGAATGGATTCACACCATGGCTGTACGATGTTGAAATAACAGGCATAAAAGTTACAGAATACGTTGAAAATTCTTCTAAAAATGAAGCGAAAACATATCAGTCGGGGAAATCTGGATACGTTATCGAAATCAGTGATAATAAGCTAATTCAAGATGGCTCTGGCGAGAAAATCTGCCAGATTATCGCAGACAGGTGCGTGGGGCTGAAATTCAGACCATTTACCACAGGCGCATTGACTAACATTGCATGGGAAGCTGGTGACACCATTGAGATTTCCGACAGAAATGGGAAACAGTATAAGAGCTTCCTAACTTCTGTTACTTTGAATCCAGGCGCATTTGAGCAACTTGAATGCAGTGCTAAGAGTGTATCTAGGAATAAGCAGAAACAGTATACACTTAGCCAACAGGTGCAAGCTGAAAACAAAAAGAACTTAAAAGATGAACGTACTGCCAGAGAAAAGGCACTGGAAGAATTATCGAAACGCCTTGCGGAATCTTCTGGAACATACACGACAGTAGAAACACAGCCGGACGGAAGCAACATCTATTATCTTCATAACAAGCCACAGCTGCCCGATTCTGATATTGTATGGAAAATGACTGCGGAAGCGTGGGCTGTTTCTACAGATGGTGGACAACATTGGAATGGCGGTATGACGGTCGATGGTGATGTGATTGCCAGAATCCTTACGGCTACAGGTGTTAATGCTGACTGGATTAATACTGGAACCATTAAGGCTATTGATAAAGATGGAAACACAACTTTCCTGGTTGATGTAACAACAGGAAGGGTTGCTATTAATGCGGATTCCGTCCAAGTCAAGGGAAAAGATGTTAATGCAATTGCAAAGGAAAAAGCAGAAACAGAAGTAAATAATTTTATAAGCAATACATACACAACTGATATTAATAATTTACAGTCTCAAATTGATGGACAGATTGAGACTTTTTTTTATGATTATGAACCAACCTTACAGAATATACCGGCTTCTGGATGGACTACAAACGAAGAACGAAAGAAACATGAGGGTGACTTATTTTACTGGAAATCCAAGGGATATGCGTACCGCTTTATGCAAGATGGGGCAACATGGAAGTGGCAATTGGTGCAAGATACTGATATCACGTTAGCACTTGCAGCCGCAGAAAAAGCACAAGATACCGCAGACCATAAGCGCAGAGTATTCGTAGTTCAGCCAGAACCACCTTATGACATTGGAGACTTATGGACGCAAGGCTCTAATGGTGACTTGATGAGATGTAAGGTTGCCAGAGCAAGTGGCTCTTATTCAGTGGATGATTGGGAAAAGGCTTCAAAGTATACGGACGACAGCTCTTTAGACTTATTTATCAATGGTGTTTTTAAAGATTCTCTTAATTCTTTAAAAACACAGATTGATGGGAAAATTGAAACTTGGTATCAGCCAAACGATCCATCTATTAAATGGACAAAAACAGAGGAATATCCGTGGTGTGATATTGAAGGAAACAAGATTCTGGATGAATCCGGGAATGAAATTGTTTTAATATGGGAATCAGAAAAAGCAGAGCATGAGGGCGACCTTTGGCACAATACTTCTGATAACACACAGTGGATATACAAATCTGGCATCTGGCAACCACAATCAATTCCAGATGAATTATTGGACAAGATAGATGGGAAGTCATCTGTCTATATGGTTCAGCCAAAACCACCATATTACAAAGGCGACTTGTGGGTGACAACCAATAGTGAAGGAAAGGCTTCTCTCAAAACTTCTTTTGTAAATCGTATTAATGGTGACTTTACTGCATCCGATTGGATTGACTTCAAGTACGCAGACAAAGACGATATCAAAAATGCAATTGATAATTACGATACCAGTCTTGGACAGGATGAAGTGTTCAATAAACTCACAAAAGGCGGGACAGAACAGGGAATCTACATCGAGGACGGAAAAGTATATATCAATGCAAAATATATTCTGTCTGGATTACTTGCCGGTGAGAGAATTAATGGTCGTGGGCTAAAAGTCATTAATGATGACAAGAACGTAACCCTAGAGATTGACAGCAAAGGGAATGTTATCCTAGCTCCAAAGACTTTTTCCTTACAAGGAAAAACTGTAAAGGAAATTGCAGATTCTTCTGCCAGTACCGCAGTTTCTGGACAGACGCAAGCCGATATTTTCAGCAAGCTTACCAATGGCGGTAAGGCACAGGGGATTTACTTGGATGAAAACGGAAATGTCTATGTAAACGGAGAATACGTGCAAGCCAAAGGTATTAAGGTTGTTGATAGCAATGGAAAGACCACTTTTGCTATTGACAAAACTACTGGTGCAGTAACAATAGCAGCTTCACAGTTTACATTAGGAGATAAAAGCGTTACTGATATAGCACAGGAAGAAGCTATAAAACAAGTCCAAGATATTACATCGGACAATATTATTAAAGGCTATTATCTAACAGAACAAAATGTTAAAGATTATTGGTCTACACAGAGTGCATATACATATGAGTATGGAGTTCAGGATGTAGATGGCGGCAAAAATGCAATTAAAATAAACGGAACTGGAGCACAATTTGGAACGAAAAATTATAAGCCAATAAAAGTTACTGGAAATTATACTTTTTCGTTTTGGATAAAAACTAGTGTTGCAACACAAGTATATGTGTATCTTGGAAGTAAAACAATATTAAATGCTAAAACTACAACTGAATGGCAAAGACTGCAAGTAACAACAACTTTATCTAGCTTACCAAATGATAGTTTAAACAGTTTGAGAATCTTGACATCATCAGTTGGCTCTAGCGTAAAATATGATACTTATATTTATATGCCAAAACTTGAATACGCTTACACAAATGAGCAAGTGTTCAATATGCTTACAAACAATGGTGCAATAAAGGGCATGTACATGGAAAATGGAGAATTGTATTTTTCATTCACATATGCACATGGCGGCACATTGAAGCTTGGCGGTTCAAATAACGGGAACGGATTGCTTTCCATTCTGGATGCAAGTGGTGCACAGGTTGGATATATTGACAATACAGGTGTTCATTTTAACCAAGGTGAATTTTCTGGAAGTGTAAAGTCACTAACTGGGGAAATTGGAAACTGGCAGATTGATAAAACAAATGGAAAATTAACCTCTGCAAATGGAGCCATTGTACTTGATGCAAAAAACAACATGGTAACCATAAATGGCGTTGATCTAAAAGCAAATGGAAACGGATTTGTTATTGATGGCGGTGTAAAAATTAAAAACAGTCCTAAATCTAGTGAATTTGGAGATGAAAGTAATTTCTTTTGTATAGAAAACCTTGGATCAATTACAGACGGAACACATTTAGGAGTTAACAGTCAAGGCATGGTTATTAAGGTTCCATCATCTTCCTGGCGGTATAAGTCAATTCGGACAACTGTTAAAGAAGAAGAACTGGAAGAACTTTATCGTGTAAAGGTTGTTTGGGCGAAGTACAAAGAAGGATATCTAGATAAAAACGATAGCCGATATGATAAATTAATGCCAATGTTCCTTGCAGAGGACATGGAAAGGCGTTTTCCAATTGCAGTAAACCATTTGCCAGATGGGAAGCCCGAGGATTGGAATTACAGAATTATGATTCCATCCATGTTCGCTATGATAAAATTCAATCACGAGAAAATCAAGGAACTCAAATGCGAGAATGAAGAATTAAAATCGGAATTAAAAAGCATTAAAGAAGAACTTGCAGAAATCAAAAAAATTTTAAGCAAATCGGTATAAAGAGGGTGAGAAATCATCCTCTTTTTTAGTAGATCAAACATCAAAACCAATAATTAAAGGAGGGCAACAACATGCCAAAATGGACTGAATACACATCAAAAAATACGTTAGCGGATAATGACGAAGTAATGTTGTATGACGCAACTGCGAGAGCGAATAAACGTGGACTAATGAGCAAGTTTTGGGATTATGTAGTTGATAAAATGGCAACGGCTGTTATCTCGAAATTGGAGACTAATAACAAGACAATCATCGGGGCAATAAATGCACTAAATAGTGAGACCAAAAAATACATTAGCAGAGCTGAATATATAAAAACCGAAAATAATCGTACTCTATATCGTATTGCACCAATCGTTTCAGATATTAGCGTATTGTGCATTAATAGAACTGGGCTTTATCTTATAACTCTCGGACAAACTGGTGGAGTATTTAATAATGCATCAGTAAAAAAAATATATGAAGGTGGAAATGATGCCAAAATTCAAATTGGTGAGAATAGAAAAAGTATAATTTTTGAATGTGATACATATTCCAATCCTATTTTTATTAGTGTTTTTAAATAACCTTGTATAATTATTATTTTAGTAAAGTAATCGTCAGATTGTCGCCTGATGATAATACCATTCCATGAAGCCATTCAAGAGATTTGCTTTTAAATGTGACTGTTTTAAAATCTGTAGAAACAGATATTAACAGATCATTGTCTTGGAATGAGTGGAAAAAGCTTGTTTCTTAATACAAAATCTTTTTACACGATACCCAATTATTACTTGACTTATAGGCTACAGTGATTTGATTAGTATTAGCAAAAATTGCGCAAGCGTCAGAGCCGTATGTAGAAGGTAAAAAAATTCCAAAAGACCATGCTGGAATTTTCTCACCAGTATTTCCCACGTTAACACTTGTTTCTCCAACACTTAATAATTTTGCCTTAGTTCCATCCGGCATTTGCGTAATTCTCTCGGCAATATTGGGAAGCGAGTCACTATAGAGTTTATTGGAGAGATAAGAAAAAAATAACAAAACACTACCAAACATAAAATGAATATGATATAATCAGTATATCAAAATCAGAACAATAAAAAGGGAGCTGAGTTCCCGTCTACCAAACAAAAAACTCAGCTCCAAGCACCACAAAGGGTACAGTATTATTATAGCACAGTACTCTCCCTTTGTGAACCCAAAAGGAGGGTATTTTTATGGAAAACTTTGCAAACGAATTTGTAAGTAAGTTGGATGGGAAGATTTCAGACGAAGCACTTAGGACAGTATTACAGGAATTGCAAGTGTTTGCATCTAACTACGATATCAACCAGAGAGAAACGCATGTGGTTCCGTATCAAAGCAATGTCCCAGATTGCTACAGGGTTTACATGGTGGCAAAAAAAGATTGAGGGCATGTCTCCAGAATCCATGAAAACATACAATTTTTATCTCACGGATTTTTTTGAACACATTAACCGACCATTCGAACAGGTTACAACAAATGATATACGGATTTATCTGTACGAAACTCAGAAACGAACAGGGGTCAGCAATCGAACACTGGATGGAAAACGGCTTGTTATAAACACCTTTATGGATTGGTGTTGGAAAGAGGGGTATATTCCAAACAATCCATGCGCAAGTATTAAGCCCATTAAATTTGAGGAAAAGCCAAGAGAACCACTTAGCAACATGGAGCTTGAAATAGTGCGCGATGCTTGCGAAAATTACAGAGATAAAGCGATGATTGAGCTTTTCTACAGTACAGGATGCCGCTTATCTGAAATGGTGAATTTAAAAATTAGTGATATTGATTTCGCTTCCAAAGAGGTTCATTTGTTCGGAAAAGGAAGCAAGCATCGAACATCTTATCTGAACGCAAAAGCGGAATATATGTTAAAAAAATACTTTGAATTGGAACGCCCAAAAGAATCAATATCGGATTCTGTATTTGTGATATTTCGAAAGCCTTATAATGGAATGCAAAAAGGATCAATATATGCGAGAGTAAAGGCTATTCAAAAGCGTTCTGGAATCGAAAGAAGCCTGTTTCCACACTTGCTTAGACACACGATGGCGACAGATGCCTTAAATAGAGGAATGAACGTTGCGGAAGTAAAAGAAATATTGGGGCATGAAAAGCTTGATACCACAATGATTTATGCTAAAATCAGCCACGATTCTGTGAAATTTAATCATAAGAGATATATTGTATAAAGAGTTTATGCTAAAGAGCACTCCAAATGGGGTGCTTTTTATTATGCACTTTTTAACCTCAACAAGAAAGGAGACCATACATGAATATCAATACCTCATTAATCAGCAACAACAACAGCTACGCAGGACAAACACCTCTGTATATTGTCATTCACAATACGGATAATACAGCCAAGACAGCAGACGCTAAGGCACACGCCACTGCACAGCATAATGGCAATTTTCATGGCTATTCAGCCCATGTATTCGTGGACGATAAATCAGCATACCAAGCCTTGCCTTATAATCGTGGAGCTTGGCATGTTGGGGTAAATTACGGCGGTAAGCTTTTCGGAACTGTAAATAATCACAACTCTATTGGAATTGAAATGTGCATGAATGCTGGATATAACTACGAAAAAGCATTCCAGAATACCGTTGATGTGTGCAAGCAGCTTATGAAGAAATACGGAATCCCAGCAAGCCGAGTAGTGCAGCATTACGATGTGTGTGCTAAGAATTGTCCATCCGTTATCCGTGGAAAAGGTGACTGGGCGAGATTCAAGAAGCTCATTTCAAGTGAAACCGTGACAGCGCCAACCACAAAGCCGACTGTAAAGGTTGATAAGTATTACCGTGTCCGTAAGACCTGGAAGGATTCCAAGAGCCAGATCGGGGCGTACAAGTCACTGAAAAATGCGAAAAAGGCTTGCAAAGCTGGTTACTCTGTTTTTGACTGGAATGGAAAAGCGGTGTATTCCGTAACAGCAAAGAAAAGTGTAGACAAGGTTGCAAAAGAGGTAATCAATGGCGAATGGGGAAATGGACAAGATAGACGAGACCGCCTGGAATCCGCTGGATACAATTACGCAGAAGTGCAGAAAAAAGTCAATGAATTACTGAAATAATAACACTCCCGGGGCTTTCCCGGGAGCTACTTAAATGTTGTATATTCTTCAAATTCGTTTCTTATTTTCGCAAAGTCTTTTCTTCTGATCGGCACAGTATTCCCAGAAAACATAAGGAACAAATCGTTTATTTCTTTTACCTCATCCATGTTTATTATGTAGCTTTGGTGGCATCTTAAAAATCTGGAATCCAGTAATTCTTCAATATCAGACAGTTTACATCGTTCCGTATAAACAATACCGCAAGTGCAGTGGATAATGATGTATTTGTTTCGGCTCTCAATATATTCTATATTTTGAAATTCCACCCGATGAATAAAGTCTTTTCCTTTTATCATAAGAGTGCTTTTATGGATATGCTTAAGAGCGTGATTGAAAGCCCTATACATTCTGCCATTTTCAGAGCCTTTTATAATATAATGAACTGGGAGTATATCAAGAGCTTCAAAAACATACTCTTTGTGGGCTGTCCAGAAAATAATATTTCCATTATAGCCATTTGATCTCAATTCCTTTGCGACTTCAATTCCATTTTCTTCTTTCAAAACGATATCCAAAACCACAATGTCATACCATTCGCCATCTGCCACATCGTCAATAAGTGGCTGCCCTTTATCATACGGAGTAATCAATGCTTTTACATCACCATTTCGTTTGAGAAAATTATTAATCCGATTCATAAATATATCAATCTGGATTTCGCTATCATCACATATTGCAATTCTCATTCAAATCATCTCTTTTCACGTAAAATTCGCCACCAGAGGTGCTAATTTCGCCATTTCCTGTGTAATTGTATATTTTTTGATACAATGTTATTGTAATACATTAAGATGATAGTGTAAAGGGGATGGATTCATGGAGAAACATAAAAAAATCATAATTGTGTTTATACTGATATTCGTGCATGTGCTCTTGATTCAATATGTTTACTTCTGCCCGGAGCATAGTATTATCTTTGGGAGGGGTAAAACTATCGCAATTGCAAAAGCAGAGGTAAAACAGGTTGGCCATGAGCGCTATAAATCCCTCGCCGACAAGCATCCAGCCCCTTTATTTCTATCTATTATTATTACGATTTGGAAAAGCAAAAATCACAATATTTACACAAAAAAACTTATAATTCATCAAAAAATTAGAAGAAACCAGCTTCCTAGGAAAGATTTAAGCGGAAACAATTCTATCCCAGTATATGGTTATGAAAACATGATATAATTTAATAAATAAGAACATATGTTTGCAATATTGGGAGGGATTTACGTGGATTACAAGAAAGAAATTATTGAGATGCTTGAAAATATACATAGCGAAAAGTTTATGAAGTTTTTGTATAACATGATTATTTCATTTAAAAAACAATGGGGCTATTAAAAAAAGCAGGGAGATTAATCCCTGCTCTTTTTGTAAAGAAATTCAATCATGTCGAAAACACTCTTTTTATCAGTGTCACTCAGTTCAAGCAACAGCTTAACATGTTCTACAGATATTGTGTCAATCATAAGTTTTGGGATAAAATCTGTTTCGGTTTCTAAATTATCTTCCCATCCCATCAAATATGCTGGAGTAGTGCAGAGCGCATCCGCCAATGGCTTTGCATATTCTGCTGGTACCTTGTCAATATCTCCTTTTTCATATCTAAATATAGTAGATCTTGATACGCCCAACTTTTCAGCAAGTTCATCAGCGCTCATACCAAGCTGTTTTCTTCTCTTTTTTATTTGTTCGCCAGTTTTCGACATTTTGTACACCTCCTTTCTGAAATATATAATATCATTAATGTTGCGAAAATGCAACAAAAATAATTGCAAAAATGCGAATTTTTATATTGACAAATGCGACTGCAAGAGGTAATATATAATCACAAAGTCGCATTAATGCTACTAGAAAGGAGGTAACGCTTGTGGTTGTAAATATAGCAAGGCTTAAAGGTAAAATTGTTGAACATGGAAACACACAAGAAGCTGTTGCAAGCGCAATTGGTATGGATAGAAGCACTTTTTACCGCAAACTGAAAGATGGTGGAGAGAAGTTTACAATTGGTGAAATTCACGGAATTGTAAGCGCAGTTCCTTTAAGCAGGGAAGAAGCAATAGATATTTTTTTTACACAGTAGTCGCAATAATGCGACAGGAGGCATTAATGTTAATTCATTTAAAAAAAGCTCTTGATGACAAAGGAATTACAATCAGAGCGTTTGCAAAGGTTCTTAGTGTTGATGAAAGGACTATTCAAAACAAGATAAAGGGGAAAACACCTTTTACATATCCAGAAGCAGTCCTTTCTAAAAAAGAGCTTTTTCCAGAATATGATCTGGAATATCTGTTTAAAGAAGAATAGCAAAAAAACTGACAGGAGTGCTGTCCTATCAGTTTTTGCCTAAATTTGTTTACCTTATGTGTTTTGCAGACGGAACGCACTTGTTCAGTCACATAAGCAGCACCAAATGTTTCTTGAAACACTTCGCCACTTACGCAGTTTTAGTTCTGCGATTGAGTAAAAAAAGATTAGCTGCCCATTAGTTGGCGAATGTAGGAATTTTACCTATAAAAGTAAAATTGCTTAACGGTCTTTGGTAACGCAGGTTACTCTGCTTGCGACCTACAATAAGGAACAGGGCAAATTCAAAAGTTGGGTCAAAGCAAACAACTCCTTTCATTGCCCATTATTTGGGTATGAAATAATTTTAACACATAGGAAAAATATTTTCAATGCAAGAAAGGTAAGGTGGTGAATATTCCTGGCGAAACTATTGTGAAATTCAAAAACGGAACAGTGTTACATATGCCGTTTGAAATGTATGAAGAAATTTCTTTCGATAAGAAATCAATTACAGAACTTGAATTTAAAAAAAGCGGAATAATTTGCAAAGTAAAGTTTTCCTTCGATGATGTACTCTATGTTATGAGAACAATACTGAATGCATCTGAAGCAAATCAAACTTTTAAAGCAAAAATTGATGGAAAGACTGTTTCAGAATGCGTTTTTGATGGAATTACTTCTGCTGTTCAGAAATCCATTCGTGATACTGACGTAGAAGATTAACGGCAATCGAGGTAGATAATCCAGTAATGACAGTTACAAAATTATCTGTATTTTCGATCGTGCTAACTGTTGGGGTGATTAGTTTTTCCATGTCAACAGTTTTTTAAAAATCATCAAAGCTTTTCAAATTAACACCTCCTTCCTAAAGGAGACTATATCACAGAAAGGAGACTAATGAACGAATTAATACCAATTAATTATGACGGCGAACAGCCTACGGTATCGGCAAGAGAGCTTTATAAGGCACTTGAAGTCAGCAAAAGATTTTCTGCGTGGTTTGAGACAAACTCACAAGGGTTTGTAGAAAACGAGGATTTTACAAGTGTACTTTCGGGTACGGTTGTAAACAATGGAGCACACAGAGAAATACAAGATTATTTTTTATCAGTAGACATGGCAAAACACATCTGTCTTATGAGTAGAACTGATAAAGGAAGAGAATGCCGGCAATGCCTTATTGATTTGGAAAAAGCCTGGAACACGCCAGAGCAGATATTTGCCAGAGCACTAAAGATGGCAGACCAGACAATAGCCAAGCTTAAAGACACAAATAAGTCTCTTGTGGAGAAAATCGAAGCCGACAGACCAAAGACAATTTTTGCTGATGCGGTATCAACTAGCCACACTTCAATCCTTATTGGTGATCTTGCAAAGTTAATTTGCCAGAACGGTGTCCAGACAGGACAGAAGAGATTATTCCAGTGGATGCGAGAAAACGGATATCTGATGAAGTCTGGTGCAAGTTACAATATGCCAGTGCAGAGATACATTGAACAAGGGCTATTTGAAGTTAAGGAATCCAGTGTTCAGAATCCAGACGGAAGTGTCAGAGTAACGAGAACCACAAAAGTTACTGGAAAAGGACAACTGTATTTTATTAACAAGTTTTTGGGAAATGAAATGGCAAGTTAGGGGAGGAAAAACATAATGAATGTTGAAGAATATTTAAATCAAAAGTTGTCAAGTTATGAGGGACAGAAATATTTAGAGTTCAGAAGAAGAAACGGACAGAAAGCAGATGAACTTTACAAAAAGGTAAAGGATGAAATTGCCGAATGCCATCTGTCCGTTACCGAAGCAAAAGGTTTTTTGGAATTTATGAAGTTGGTCGTTGAAGGAGCTTCATATATTACACCAAAGGAATAACAGTGGTACTAATGGTATTAACACCTAAAGCATCTGTGCTGTCAGTTACATCTTGAATTTCTTTTGCAGTGTGAAGCATTGAAAGAATTTCTTTTGAATACGGATGTTCTTTGCCACAGTTTGGACACGAAATTTTATCCGCACTTATTGCTTCATTCAAGTAGTAGCTACAACGACAGTTACAAGAAACTTTTATTTGTAGAAACATTTTAACACCTCCCTTCTGTGAACATTATACCATTCAGAAGGGGAAAATAAAAGAAAACATGGAGGAAAAACAACATGATTAAATTTGATAAAGGCTTAGTTGAAATTTCTGGTAAAGGTATTGATATTCTTGCAGAGTACGCAGTCATTACTTACAGAATCAAAGAGATGTTTATGAAAGATGGTGGAAAAGAGGAAGAAGTAAACGAGCAGCTTAGAGAGGTTTTTGAACGAGGACTTTTGAGTGAAGAAGAGCTTGACAAGAAGTTTATGGAAGCTGTTGGAGAAGCTATGAAAAAGCCTGAATTAGCAGGAATGTTGGTTGGTGCAGCGTATGCAGCATTATTCGGTCAGAATGATAAGGAGGATAAACATGGGAGAAAATAAGAGTACAGATTATATTCCAGAGAATGTCAATGAAGAGTATGCACTTCTGGTTGGAAGATTAAAGGCATTTGAAGCATGGGCGAATAATGTGAGAGATTATGATTTCACAAAGGATATGGCATTTAGAATGCTTGGACTTGATGTAGAAGAATCGAAGGAGGAAAAGGAAAAATGAAATGTTTTAAAGGCTTTGACAAAGACTTAAAGTGTAGAGATTTCCAGTATGAAATTGGAAAAGAATACACAGAAGAAAAAGCAAACATTTGTAGTTATGGATTCCATGCTTGCGAATACCCGATGGATGTATTTAATTATTATCCTCCTTCAGATTCCAGATATTGTGAAGTTGATCTTGAAGCGAACGATCAGAAATCACATGATGATAGTAAGAGAGTTGGGAAGAAAATTTCCGTGAAAGCAGAAATTGGAATTGCCGGAATTATCAAAGCTGGCGTTGAGTATATAAAAGAGCAAGTTGATTGGGAAAATGATAAAGCAACCAATACCGGAAATCAGTCAGCGGCAACCAATACCGGAGATCAGTCAGTGGCAACCAATACCGGAGATCAGTCAGCGGCAACCAATACCGGATATCGGTCAGCGGCAACCAATACCGGATATCAGTCAGCGGCAACCAATACCGGATATCAGTCAGCGGCAACCAATACCGGATATCAGTCAGCGGCAACCAATACCGGATATCAG